TCTTTTTTGACTTGTTCCCCTTCTTGATGTGGATTGGTTATAAATCCAAATAAAGTTCTTGCTGTTTGATTAGAGATTACTCCATCTGGAACTTGACTAAGCATTTGAGCAGTAGAAAGATTATCTTGTGGTATATTTGGAGTGTAAATAATCTTAATTCTTTTATAATTAAAATCTCCTTCTTTCTTCATGCTTAAATACTCACATATAAATCTAATTCTATTTTTAAGTATATTTTTATGAGATTTTATCAATGTTGTACATTTATTTTCAAGAGAGATCAATCTACTTCTAAGAGTTATACCACTTAGATTAGATTGTAGTTTTTCATTGTGATTTATGTGACAGCCAATTTGATAAATTAAATCTATGTATCTATCAATTGTATTTTGTACAAAAGTATCATTTATATCTTTAATTAACCATTTAACTTTACCATCTTTTCCAACTTCTAAAATCCCTTTTGCTTTCATTTCTTCTAAATCTTCATCCTTTTCAAATTGACAATTTTCTAGAACCATATAAGCATTTCTAAAATCAGAAATTTCATTACCCATATCTGAGAGATTTGTTTCTAATGCATCTTGTAATCCAGCAATATCTCTTGCTAAGCTATCTTTATAATCTTCTGTACTTATAACACCTACAGAAACAGGTACTCGTTTAAATTTGTTATTGTCTTTACTTCTTATTTCTTCGAAATTGTCATTAAAATGATATATAAAATCTTTTGTATATACATCAATATATTTAGGCCTTGCAGATATTATTTTGCCATTTACTTCTACATCTTCTTCAAATTCAGCATCAAAGAAATGAACAAAGAATAAAGTTTCTCCATTATAATCTCTATAAGCATACCCTTCAGTTGGTTTTATAATTTTAGCTGAGAAATTACCGTCTGCATCTATGTAATATAATTCATATATTCTTGTAAATAAATTTAAATAATTCATTAAATGTGCATCGTGGTTTTCATCCCAATCATAAAAAATGTCTTTCATTTTTTCAATAAGTTGCATTTCTTCATCAGAAGTACTTTCATAAGTTACGGGATTTCCTACGGTATAGCTAGTTTCTTCTTTAACGAATTTCTTTATGAAATTAGTATTAATTTTTAAGTTAGATCTGGAGGTTATCATTTTATATTCTCTTAAAGCTTTACTTTCACCACAATAATATTCATATATTTTTTCATACTCCATTACTTTTGTAATGTAATCCATATATGAATATCTTACAAGTTTTAAATTTTCAGGTATATTTAAGTTGTTAAATACATTTCCTATTTTAGCTAAGTTAAAAACTAAATTATTAAGACTATTCATTTTCTCCCCCCTTTCCTATTTACATATTTATTTTTACTTTTACTCTTTTTCACTTCTATTAATTCTTCAATAAATTTGATATATTTTTCATCATTTGAAACTCTTGCATGACTTTTAAGCACATACAAGTTATTTGTTTTAGGTTTTCTTTTGTAAATTACATTTTTTATTACTATTTCTGCAATAGTTCTAGAATTTAAATGAGAGTGTCCATTTTCCCACTCTTTTTTCGTATTATATACAATAAATCCAATCTTTTTATTGCTTTTAACTTTCAATATAATAAATTCTTTATTTTGGTATATTTTTTCCGACTCGGTATAATTTGTCTTATTCCAGTTCGGTTTTTCTTTCATTAAACTTTCAGATTTCCATAACTCTTTCGGAACATCATAAACTTTTAAAACCTCATCAATAGGTTTATATTTTTTCATATTAAACACCTAGTTTTCGTCTATCTATAATTCTTATTATATTTTTTACTTCTATTTCGATTAACCTTCTAGATAACTCAGCTATTATATCTGGGGCATCATCGTGAGGACTATAAGCCGTACCTTGAAAGTCTAATATTTGTTGTGTAAAATCTTTGTTGTTATTATTAAAAACTAATTGGCCATTATTTACTTCTTCTATTATGGTTGAAATACGTTCATCTTTATTTCTTCTAGACATTTCATTAAGAATTATAATGTTTCTGCGCTTCAACTCATAATCTTTGTCAATCATTTCAGTAATAGTAGTAACATCGGCCCCTAAATATGTATTTTTTTCTACATATAAATGTGTTATCTCAGTATATTCCTTCAAAAGGTCAATAACTGTCTGACAATATTCCTTATAGCTCATTTTAGCTAATATCATTCTTCTAACATATTTAAAATCATTTTCACCTAAAGAACCTACAGCCATTGCAAAGAAGTCAGATCTTCTTGATTGTTCACCTGCAGGGTCCACACATAACATTGTTTTTAGGAATGTATGGTCCTCAATTTCTTCTTCTGATTGAGTTCTTATGGCTTTGAACCATCTAACTCCTAGTGTACTAGCATCGTTCATTTTTTCTGACATAAATGATTTTCTATTAGTCCAATATTTAACTGCTATATCATTGAAAAAGTCCCATTTTTCTTCCCATAGTAATGGATATTTCATTTTATCTATATGTTTATCATAAAATTTTCTAGCTTGTATTCGAGGATCTTCTATTTTGTCATCAAAATAAATCTTTTTACATTCAAGCCATAAATTACTTTCAAATATATCATCAATAGTTTGACCATCTTCTAATAAAACAGCTCTATTAATAATAGTATGATAATCTCTATTTCTGCTAAGTCTACTTATTAAGCAATCAATATGTAATACAGTTCCTATGCTTATAAATTTAGTTGCTGCTTTAACCTTTTTGCCTTTTCTAAATACTGCAGTATCTCCAACCTCTTCAACTTCTTTACACCATCGATTCCATTTCTTTTCTCTAGCATCTTCGGTTATAATATCAACTTCTGATTGATAGTCATCAGCAATAACTACTGTAGGTCTTACTCCTCCCCAGTTAGCACCACGGACAGAAGTAGTTGAACCTACTGCTCTTATGTATGTATCATTAGTAAACTCAATTTCTCCTGAGTTAACTTTGTAATAATCTTTCGAGTTAGGCTTTTTACCTTTTAAATCTATTAAGTTTCCGAATACATCTTTTATAAGCTCATTTTCTAGAAACTCTTTTTTTATAGAATTTAAGAATTGCTCAGCATCATATGCAGTTTTTGCTCCTAATAGAGTAAACTTTGATTTTTTATAGCAATGTAACCATATTGCAAGTGTTTTATCGCATATAGTTGACTTTGCAAGTCCCCTAGGCTCTACTATATTAAGCTTATCGTATAAATCCTGTACAAAGGCTTTAGAAAGAATTTTCCATATTTTATAATGCTCTTCACACAATTCCCTTGCACTGTTATCATCGCTTGGTACAAAAGTTGTTCTAAGAAAATATAAACTAAAAAATGTTATATCCTTTTCTCCGATTACCTTCGCAACCTCGTTAGGAGTGTATTTCCTTCTAATATTATCCTGATTTTTAGGAAAATATTTCTTTAGATATTTATCAATCAAATATAAAGAGTATTTATTATCATTAGGAAACTCTATATCATCAAAATAAATCATCTAACCACTCCTTTCTAAATTTATTTGCATTAAAAAAGAGCAGTCAATTAATAACTACTCTTTAGTCTTTTTCTTTTTTATATATTTTCTCTTTGATTTATTTTTTTTCTTTTTAGGAAAAGTCTTTTCTAGTTTGCTTTTAGTCATCGCTCTACCATTTAGGTAGCAAATAACTTCTTCTTTTTCTTGTTTACTCTTTTTAACGAGATTATGAGAAGTCTTTCCATTGATAAATTTATCCATAATCCCAAAATTTATAGAGTTTTTATTTTTTTCAACATTTAAATAAGCTAATTCATATAATTTCATAGACATTCTCCCTTTAAATTTAATGGTTGGCTTAGTGAGATTCGAACTCACAACAAACCATGGTCCGTAGCCATGTGCTCTATCCGTTGAGCTATAAGCCAATATTCTATTTAGAAGGCTCGAGATTAAAGCCTTCTGTAGACACCTTTCGCAGCATTATTTATTCTCTGCTTATCCACGCACCTAATACGTATTGTCCATGACTGGTTGTATTTTTATAGTGTCACAAAACCCTAACTCGGGACACTCTACTATAGTACTACTCAACACTTCGTATTCTGTCTGCCTTGCGAGCAACAAAGGTTTGCAAAACCACCATGCAACTTCATGTTAAACGATTCACCCTTGGGAGGTGTCACGCACTAGATTATGATAAAAAATCATTCTAGTATTAAGCCACTTTCATACTATAAGGGAACAGACTTTTCCTTTTATTGTTTTGTTATCATAGACAATTTATCATCCAAAATTAATATTCTCTATGCCTGTATAAATCTGAATTAAATTTGACAGACGTTGTGCTGTTCCTGAAGATTCGTTTCCTTTTGAGACACGAAATACTTCACAACATCAGTGTGTTTCATTGAATTCTTACTCCACGTTGTTAATACATACTCCAGCCCTTTCACTGTTTCACTATTAACAATGGTTAGTGCCCTTTGTTATCAGCATCGGACTATATAACCTCCTGATTATGTCTCGCTACATGACCAATTTGGCGTGAGGTAAATTATTCAGTGCCACCTGAAAATCTTCGATATACGGTTCGCCTTTTCGAAGACTGTCCCTCTTGGGTTACGTAGTTATCTCCACTACTATCAATTCATGAAGACGTTGGACATTCAGTTCTGCTTAGATGGACTAGTTTAACTAGCGGCATGTAGTCAGCATGCCTTTACACTGCTCACACAATGCTATCCTAAAGATACTAAGCTACCTAAAATAGATTTAGATTTATTTTTTAAAACACATACATGGCTGGGCGTAATAGATTCGAACTATTATTCCAGGAATCAAAATCCTGTGTCCTACCTTTGAACGAACACCCAATATTTAACTGATAATTATATTCTAATCTCCCAACAATATTTTTTCAATCGGAACATATTCCTAATAAAAAAAGCCAGATTTCTCTGACTTTTAAAATGTATTATTTATTTTCTTATTGATATTCTTTCATTCTTCTAATTAGTGTAGCTTTGCTTATTCCTGTTACTTCTGTAACTTGCTTATAGCTGTATCCTTCCTCTTTTAGTTTCATAGCATGTTTAATTTTCTTCTCGTCATAAACTCTTTTTCTACCGTCTTTGAATCCTGGTTTCTGTTTTGCTATTGCCTTACCTTCTTGAGTTCTTTCTACGATCATATCTCTTTCAAACTCTGCGAAACTGAAGAAGATATTTCTTATAAGCTTTCCAGTAGGTGTTGTATCCATAAGCCCTATATTAAGAATGTGGACCTTAACACCTTTTTCCAATAGTGAATCTATTAACTTAATTCCAGCTGATGCACTTCTTGAAAATCTATCTAATTTAGTTACTACTAAAGTGTCACCTTCTTTTAAAAGCCCTAATAGTTTAGTGAATTCTGGTCTATCTGTTTTTAATCCACTATAAGCATCTGAAAATACCTCTGTACAACCTTCATTTAATAATAATTCTCTTTGACTTTCTAATGAGTTACCATCTTTCTTTTGTGAATAAGTACTAACTCTTGCATATCCATATTTCATATTTACAACCCCCTATGATTATCTTTTATACTTATATTGTATCATAAGTCTTAAAAGTTGTAAACCTATTTATGGACTTTAAATATTTGTTTTTAACATTTAAACATATGCAAATGTATATCCATGCGTTGTTTTTCCTTTTCCTTGTAATACCCTTTCTATATTTTTTCTTGGGATATTTAGTTTTCTTGCACAAATCCCTATTCCCTCAATAATTTCTTCTGAATTATCTTTTAAATTTGTTGCTTTAATAGTTTTCTTAGGAGTAACATTTTTGCTATATTTAGCTTTTACTGCCAATATAGAAGTGTAATCCTTACTTTCTATATATGGAATTAACTGCTGTTTTACATTTATAGCATCTTCTTCTGTTTTAAAATGACCTATCGGTATCTGATTTCCATTAAAGGTTATTCTTAAAAACCAGCTTTTAGCTTTAATATCATAATTAATGCCTTTTACATTAGATTTACACATATTTTTATTTTTTATTTTTCTTAATTTTTTATATTCTTCTTGCAATTCTTCTCTTTCACACATTTTTTCAAGTGTGTATCTCGAATATCCCGTAAATTTTTCCATATCTATAAACGTTTCGATACCTTTTTCCATTCCTTTTAAAAATTTTTGTTTCATTCGAGTATTTTTCACATCTTTAAAAACTTTACCATAATCTTTTATTTTTTCTTTGTAAAAAATAGTTCTAATGCTATTTTCTGCAAGATTATATTTATTACAAAGTTCTTCTAAAGAATAATTATAAGAATATAAATCCTCTATAATTTTTTTATTTCTACACTCTATAAAATTTAATTGTTTGATTTTTTCATTTAAATCGGATCTCACATCTATCCAAGAGTCAAGATTTTTAATGCTATAAATGATATTTTCTCTAACTCCAGTTAATTTAGATATTTTTTTTATAGAGATTGGATTATTTTCTAGCACTGACAACATTTCCTTAACCTTAGCAATTTGATGCTCTGTATAATCACTTCTTTCTCTATTTACTTTCTTTAAATTTTCTAATCTTTTCTTTCGTATTTCTTCTGGAATTTCATTTAAAAAATAATCTCCACCTTCTGTCATATTAAATCCATTATTATAAGTATCATATTTTTTTATATAATACTTTTCTAAATCATTTAAAATGTCAAGTTCATCACAATAATGTATAGCTTTAAACTTAAAAGCATCTTCTCCATATTTATTCCAACTTCTTTGAAGATATTCATTATCATGATTTCCTCTGTTCAAAGCACTTATATGACTTTTCCATCTTTTTTCAAAATCTTGGATTGTTTGTCCTATATACATATCGCCTGTTACTACATTTGTTATTGAGTAAATTCCAAAATACATTCTATCTCACCTCTTAATTATATTATATTACAAACTTATATCAGTTACAATCAGTTGTAATCAGTTGTAATATATTTTATAATTAACTCGAGGTGATTATTTTGGCAAGAAAAGATTTAAAAAACAGAGTTCCAATTGGTTCCGCTATTGATAAAGAGTTGTATCAATGGCTTAAAGAATATTCTAACCAATCATCTGTTCCAATATCTAAACTTTTAGATAAAGCTATTCAACTTCTTAAAGAGTCTACTGTTAAGTAGGCTTTTTATTTTTTCTCAAGTTTCCAAAAAATTTTTTGTAGGATTTTTTTTGAGGTTTCATTTTCCCCTCAAGTCTCATTTTTTGCTGAGCAGTTCTCTGTGGCTTGGCGCACGCGTTAAAAATACTGGGGTATAGAATGCACCGCCCCCCTACCTGGAGCACTTTACCCCACCGAAAGGCCACTGTTTTACCTGGTTGCTTATGACACTAAGTTATAAGACAAGTAAACATATTGATATCACTTACTATGTCAAAGTGTATCATAACTTATAAGTATTGATACCTTATAGAGTACTATTAATGCTGTTGTCTTTTACTATACTAGTCTTAATATTCACTCTATTGCCTTACACCTCCTGTGCGCCCCTCTAAGACGTTGCGCTTTGTCTTGTTTGTCCTTATTCTATTGGTAATATATTCCTTGTCTTAATAGTTGTTATAGCTTAATACTATTAAAGTGACTATTCCAGCAGATTTTCAACAGCGACACCTCTTAAATACAGACCGCGATAAGCGCCCACATATAATCCCCTACGATATTTCACTATCTTTTATATCTATTACATTCCCTTCTATAACATCTGAATCATTAAAGTCATCCCAAGAAGGTTCATTATTATTTTCTTTTTCAGTTTCAGGAGTAATAACTGTTTTAGTTTCCACTTTAGAAATTGGAGCACCAGCCAATCTATTAAGTAAGTATATGCTTGCATCTAGTCTAACCTTCTCGCTCTTAGCTGATCTTGATAGGTCGAGAATATTTTGTAAAAGTTGATTAGAGAATTTCATTATACGATTGTCAACTTTATTTTTAGCAACTTCATATTGTCTATCAAGTTCTTCCATGAATTCTGGTCTTTTCTTCCAGCGCATTATAGTTTTTTCACAAACATCTAATTGGTCTGCTACTTCTTTATTAGTTGCACCATACACTAATAATTCTGCTGCAATTAATTGGTCTTCTGTTAACCTAGAATCTTTTTCTCGTGGCATAATCAATTACCCTCCTTCCTTTTTATTTCTTCTCTTAAGTGATAATATAAAATTTTATGTACCATTGAAGGTGATTCTTTTCTATTACATGCAATAATATGAAGATTATCAAATTTAGCCATTAATGAGATTACCATAGCCGCGCTAGCGTTAGGATGAACATTGCTTATATATTGACCTTTTAGGAGTTTAATATAATAATCTTTATCCTGTATCAATAAGAATAATTTAACTCCTGCTGCTTTTGCTCTTTTTAATTCTCTTATAAAACGGTTATCTTTATTTTCATCTTTTACTGGATCTAATAGATTTCCTAGCAATTCATCTAGGTTTGCTTTTCTTTCTATTAAAATATTAGGTATATATTCTCCTTGATATCTAATAGCATAATCTCCAGTATCTAATTTTTCTCTAGCTGTTTTTATTCCTTTTTTTATAAGAGTATCTTGAATTAATGTATCCTGTTCCCTTGTATCGCATATAATTTCATAATCTTCTATTTTTATTTTCATATTATCCCCTTCTATAAGCTAAAAACATTGAAATTGCAACAATTACAAAGGTTTATGCCGTAGGCAATTAAGAGAAATTCTGCTCTGTATATAATATATAAGAGTTGAACCCCTAAAAAAGCCTTATAATCATTAGAATTTCAATACGTTACAGACTTTTTATACTATCGGTTCGAGCTGGGTTTTTGGATTGATTTTATCGGTTCGAGCTGGGTTTTTAAATATGTATCATACCTCATCCATTTAAGTTTTTCATTTGTTATTGGATTTCTACCAGAACTTTTATTAGGATTATCTATTGCTTTTATAAGCGCTGATTTTTTAATTTCATACCCCATATTTTATTTCAACATCTTTACATCCTATAAAAATTTCTCCTGTGGTTATACATATTATTTTTGATTTTTTTCTTCCTACTTTAGATTTAATAAACTTAGTTTTTAAGTAATTTTCTAGAGTCCCATTTTTTATGTAGTTATCATATATGTGTAATTTTTCCCACATTAATTTTTCACCTGTTACAGGATCTTTTCCAAAATACTTGCATCCATCTTCTCCATTTAGTGCTTTATATATTCCTGAAGGTTTATCATCTTTTTTTAAATATAATAAGCATTCTTTTATAGAATTAAATACTTTTTTATTATTAATACAAATAATTTTTTTATCGTCATTTATTTCTATTAATTTTGTATCCTCTAATTTTACCTGTTTCTAAGTTCATAACTTTAATACCTAAAGTTTCTTTTATTTTACTTATTGTTATTTCAGAAGGTAAATTTCCGCCAAGAGCGATATTATAACCTTTGCATGATTTATTTGAATCTAGCAATTCTATATAACATTGTTCTAATAACTCAGCTTCTGCCTTCGTCAATCCTGTAAATAATATTTCATGTACAAACTTGTTCCAACCATATTTTTTATAGCTCTATAAAAAATTTGTCCTTTATAGCCTTCTCCATTTCTCCAACGCTCAATAGGATTTTGCTTTGTTATTCCTATATACACTTTTTATTTATGATATTTGTATGTTTATAAACTGTGTATTTTCTTTCTAACATATCTATAACCTCGACTTTATAAATATTTACTCGATATAAAAAAAACAAGGGCTGTAAGTTCGAGTTCTTACTTATACGGTAGCTAATCGTATAATTGCCCTTATTTGCTAACTTATTTAAAAAAACAATAATTTATTATTTCTCTTATTTCTTCTGTGTTATTTCCTCCCCAAATTACGAGAGGATTTATTATATAATAATCTTTTGTTTTTTCTCCTGCATATACTTTTGAATATGCAAATAAATAATACTTATGCCCATCTACCTTTATGTGAAATTTTCTTAAATTATCTCTAAAAAGATACATTGAATTTCGATTTGTACTTAATCCTAACAATTCACAAATATCTTTTAAACTCAACTTATCCAATCTTCCAATATCAACTTCTAAAGGATTTTTACATAATATATTTAATTTCCAATTTGCATAAGGTATTAATTGAAATACATAAGATAAAGTTTTATGTTGTCTAATTGTAGTATGCTCATACAAATATCTAGTTGTATTAATCATTATTCTTACATACTCTTTATTTTTATAAAAGTTTTCACCTTTACTAAAATATTCAGGATTTAGATAAAACTTTTCTTCTACTTCAAAAATAAGATTATGTTTTTTCATATCACTTAAAAAAGCTAAAAAAGCATCTCTTTTTAATCCTAATTTTTGCTGAATTTCTTTCTTTGTCATATGCTCTACTTTGTTATTCTTTTTATGTAATATAAGCAAATTTTCTTTTCTGTCATTATAATCAATATATGTAGCTAAATAGATTATTCTTGCTATATTAGCCCTATCAATATCTAAATCGTAGAAAAGTAATTTTCTATTTATATAAAACATATGAACAAAGCCTCCTTGCTTGTTGCAAAACTTCTTTAAATCATTTTTTTCGTTAATTAATCTTTTTTGTTTTGGAGTTAGTTTTTTCGCCTGTTTTTGAATCACTAACTCTTCATCATCTTTTAAATTGAAATTATCTAGGAGATCTTCTGTTTCTGAATTCACTATTAGAACTTCTTTTGACATTTCACATATCTCCTTTTTAATTTAACATAAAAAAAAGACAGTCCTGAAAAGACTGCCTTTACTTTGATACAACTACTGCATCTTAATATAATTATAATATACTTATTCTAAGTTTTCAATTAATTTTAATGAACTATACTTAAAATATATTTTTTGATTCTATAATCCACTCTTTACATATATTAGTAATAGATTCTTTTAAAGATTTTGTATTCTGAAAGTCATAAGCTATTTGAGTCATTAAATCTTGACATATTTTTTCTGCTTTTTCTCTTGTCTCTGATATGAGATTAAATGTAATAGAAGAATTTGATATCCATATTTTTTTAGGTTTATCGTTTAAAACAACTTCATATCCGTCTGGTTCATATGACATTTCAAATTTTTTACGCCAAGACTTATATATAAAATCCACCTTATGATAATGTTTAACATTTAAATTTTTAATATGTTCATCTATTTCTATATTTCTTAATTCTTTAATATAATATTCATCGTAACCAGATTTGTTGTTTTTAAAAGCTACCCATTTTTCTGCATCTTCTTTATTGTTAAAATATCCTTCAACAATCCAATCTGAATAATATCCACTAAAAATTCCATAGATCATAATATCTCCTCTTTTCTTCTTACCCCATAAAATTCTTTATCACTGTATTTATTTCATTTATTTCATGTAAAGGGATTTCCATTTCTTTTTCTAAACTCCCACACCATATAGTCTCTTCTCTATTCTTTTGAGTTTCTTCACTATCAAAAGTTATTTTTGCTATATATGGTATTGATATTTCAATAAATAATTTTTGATTTGTAAACACTTTACCAAAACTATATTCGACCTCATGATATGTTTGTTTTGTATATATAAGATTAATACCACCATTTAATAATTCTATTATTTTAGGCTGACAATACAACTTAGGAAGTAATTCTTTTGACTGTTCTACAATTTTGTAAAAATCTATTTTTGGCTTTCTATAATTGCGTAATAATATTTCATTATTACATCTTGTATATACTATTTCATCCTCATATAGATAATCACTTACATCTTGTCCTACTAAAGCTAATTCATCTATTCTTCTTAAATTTTCTTCTAAAGTCATATTCGTTGTTCCCCCTTTATAACTATTTTTTCTTTTCTATTATTATTTTTTCTCCATCATATGTTGCTATTATCTCTCTATCTTCTGGATTAAGTCCCATTTCCCTAACCCATGCAATTGGAAGGGTTATTCTGCTAGTTATTCCGCCCTTACTAGCTGTTCCACCGCTTCGGTTGAATATTACTTTTAGATTCCTTTTTTCTTTCATGATTATCTCCTTTTATAATTCATTTAGCATTTTCTTTTTAAATGCTTCTATCTTTTCTTTATCATCTTTTATCTCGTTAATCTCTTGTCTAATACTTCTAGCTAAACTACTTTTATTTTCCACAGTTATAGTTTCATACCCAAAATATAAATTCATTTTTTACCCCTTTATATCAAAATTAACTACTTCAATTTCTGCCTCTTTTAATATTTCTGTTGATAGTTCATCTGGATAATCTCCTAAATAAACTATTCTATCTATTCCTGCGTTTATACACATCTTTGCACATAATACACACGGTTTTGTAGTTACATATAATGTTGAGTGATTTATATTTACTCCATTATGTGCTGCTTGAATTATTGCATTTTGTTCAGCATGTAAAGCTCTACAAAGTTCATGTCTTTGTCCTGATGGTATTTTTAGTTGTTCTCTTTTGCATCCTATTTCTTCACAATGTTTTAATTTTTTAGGTGATCCATTATAACCAGTAGCTAGAATTTGTTTATCTTTTACAATAACTGCTCCTACTTGCCTTCTAATACATGTTGAACGTTTCTTTACTACCTCAGCAATTTCCATAAAGTATTCGTCCCATGTTGGTCGCATATTTATACTCCTTTTCGAGGACCTTTTGGACTGCCACAACTCATGCTACCTTCAGGACAATTACCTCTTACGCAAGGTGCTCCAGCATTTTTAAATAATACAGGTGCTACTTCTTTTAATAATTTAAGCATTTCATTTGCTAGTTCTCTTATTTCCCATTGTGCTCTTTCACAACATCTTTTGCTAAAGAAATTATATAAACTTCTAGCATTCATTGTAACTACCATTTTAGTTTCACAAGCATTAGGGAATACATATCGTGCATCTTCTATAGCTTCTTTTTCTGATTGAGATTTTATTTTTTTTATTATATTGTTTTTTGTTTCAAAGTCTAGATGATCCCAATTTTTGCCACAGTTCTTTTTGAATTTTTCAAGTTTATCATTATAATGTTTTTCTTCTAGTATGTCTACTAATTCATCATATGCTTTTTGAGAATCTTCCATATGTTTTATGAATATTCTTTTAGCTTCTGGGTTTCTTTCTATTTCTGGTGGAATTATATATTCAAACTGATCTAGTTTTACATAACGTTGTGATTGTTGTGAAAAGCTTGCTATTCTATGTCTCACTATTTGGTGAGAAGACGCTCTTGATATTCCTTCTATTGCAAATGTAAATGTAACATGTTCAATTGGTGATTCATGTCCTATTGATACTAAATGATTTACGAATTTTTCTATTTTTTCATCATCTAGTTTTTCCATTATTCTGTCTACTCCTACTGGTGAATAACATAATTTAGCTGCTGCTGCAACTATTGCATCTGGATTTGGCGTATGTGCCATTAATTTTACTTTTAATTCTGCCATTATTTTTCCTCCCATTCTTCTAATTCTTTTCTAAGATGATTTAACTTAGTCCATGCATAGTTAAATTTTTCTGTTCTTTCAAATACATAATTTCCTTGATAATCTCTTGTGAATTTAATTTTTAACCATGATAAAGCTAATGCTAAATATGTACTTTTTACAATTTTCTTTTCCTTTGTATCTACAGGTTTAGTTTGTTTTATAGGTCCTTGGCCATTAAGTTGTCTACATTTCTTTTCATCAGGATCTAAAAACATACATAAGTCATTAATTTTAGAACATTTTATTTGTTTCCCCACTTTTGTTGCATGTTTGCATTTCATAAATTTTAACTTCCTCCCTCATTTTACCTTTAGTTAGACAGCCACAATCTTTGCATTGACTGACTACTCCATAATCTATTTCCAAGAAGAACACCATACCCCCACAAAGAGGGCAGGCATTCTCTTTTCCTCCTAAGATTTTTCTCATGTTTTCACCACTTTATAGATTCTATTATCTCAAAATTGTTATTAAACTCTTCTTTGCTCATAATTAGTTGTATACCTTTCTTGAATATTCTGACTCTATTTCCAGTTTTCCAGTTATATATTGATATTCAAACTTTTTACCTCGTCCAAAATTAAGCTGATTTATTTTTTTAGATACATTCTTTTTCAATTTACATTTTCCTGTTTTAAAGTTCAATATTACACCATCTTTTCTTATTTAGATATCTCCATTGAATTTCTCCACCGGATATTCTAGTTTCTATATTTTCTATATTGTCTAATCCAAGTATCCATTCCCTATATTGATTTATTTCTTCATCAGATAAACCTTTGTAAAATTTAAATCTACTAAGAGTTTTATCTATCTGTTCAACACACCAATCATACTCAGACAATTCTGCTTGTCTATTAAATTCTGCAATATTATCATCAACTTCTTTTTTTGCTTCTTCATAAGTAAAATATACTTTATCAGGTCTTATAGATACATGTGTTATATATGGAACATACATCGGCCATTTTTTAACAACTCTAAAACCTTGCTTTGTAATTTCTGTTTCTATATTTCCTCCAAAGATTTTATTCTTTTTAACTAAATAACCTTTATTATATGCCTCTTTTATACCTTTAGAATCGGTAATTTTACAATTTCTTAAAAATTCATTTTCTTCTTCATCTAAAACTTCATGTGTTACTTCAAATAATTTTGTATCATAAGACCAACCTTTAGGTAGTTTTCTATATCTTTCCTCGCTCTTAAATTCATCAAGTGGTATTCCGTCTATAATTCTACGTTCTCTTGGCACAATATAATCAATTATAACTGCATCAGAAAATTGTTCATCTACTAAGCCATATTGAACAGAATATTCATGTGCTTTTTTATGACACCAATAAACTAGATCTTCTTTATTAAAACGTTTTTCAAATCCTGGTTTCATTTATCCCCCTTACATATATAACTTACTTATTATCCATAATCCTATTACAACTAAGATAATTATATCCCCTATTGCTCTATTCATCTTTTTCTCCTTCTTCTATATTCCAAGACGGAGGAACTTCTTCTTGAATGCAATATCCAAGTACTTCATATACAGGGCAAATAGTATTATCGCAGCCTTCATCTGAAACAGATTCACAAGTTTCCTTAATTAATTTAAGTGCTCTTATCAATTCTTTATTATCTGTCTCTATTAGTTCTAATTCCCCGTCTTTACTATTTATGTACTTAACTGCATCTTCTCTAGTTTCCCATGCTAATATGTTGAATAGAGGTGTTTTGTTGTTTAAAGAAACATTAATATAACGTACTATTGGAACTTCTTCCTATTATTTTTTTCTTTCCCAAATTATTTCTAGACCATCAGTTATTTCATTTGCTTCATATACTGCTACTATATCTAGTTCTTTCATATATTTATGTCTTAAATCCATTGTAAAATCTTCTAAAGATGTTATATTTAATGAACTATCTACAAATTCCTTTCCGTTTACAAATCGTGCATATGCTCCTCTTCTAACTTTTATTATTTGATTTTCTTTTAATTCTATTTTATTCATAATTTCTCCTTTCACCTAGGAATCAAATCCTAGGATATTAAAGTTATCTCTTTTTTTGCTCCAATATTTCAATTATCTTCCTCTTTCTTCTATTTCCCACTCTTCTGGATTATTTTGATATAACGGGCATATATCAAGACTAGGTAATAATTTCAATATTTTACATTCTCCATCTTCACATTTGTCATGGCTACTACATTCTCTTTTTAATACTTCTAATGCTTGTCTTATTTCTTCCATTAATTCTCCTCCTATTTTTCTTTTTCTAATCTTTCTATTTCTCTATTTAAATACCAACGACCCTTTTTAAGATCTTCTAGTTCTTTATTTTTGGCTTTTTTGCCAGCTCTAGAAACATATTTTATTACATTGCCTCTAGCAAAATTTAGTTGTTTATCTTCTATAAAATCCATTACTTCTATATTGCCGTCTGTGTAATGACTTGGATGATTAACTATATCTTCTTTTACTATTAGTATGCCTTCCCAATGTTCGCAAACTTGGTGTATATTTGTTAGTGAAAAGATTTTACACTTATGATTTTCGTAATATTTACAGTTTTCACACATTTTTACAAACTTATTAATCATATTCTTCCTCCTTATCATTTTCTTTTATATCTTTTATTGCATATTCTATAGCTTCTGTTGGCTCTAATCTGTAAGCTATCATGTAGATTCTAGCCAACTCTACAATTTCATCTACTCTGCTTAATATCATTTCAACCTCCTATATAAAACTTAGTTGGTCGCTAGATGCTAACATTTCATTTTGTGCTTTTTCATAGAATTTTTTATCTACTTCAAATCCATATGCATTTCTATTAAGTTCTCTAGCGACTTTTAACGTTATCGCACTTCCTGCTACTGGGTCTATTACTACATCTCCCTCATCTGTAAATAGTTGAATTAATTTTTTTATTACTTTAGAAGGCTTTTGAGTTGGATGTATTTTAGGATATTCTTTGCCGTCTCTTTCCCATTTCATCCAATTAAAAACCATTTCCTTATTGTTATTAAATTTAGGTAACTTGTCCCTATAAAGTACAACTGCAAATTCAGTTGCTCCTACTATTCTCATATTTGCCTTTAAAACTTGTGGTGAATAATTTTTTATAAAGAATAATGGATAACTATTTTTAAATCCATATTTTTTACCATAACTTATAACTGTTTGTATTTGGTCAAAAGCACAAAATACTATCATCGCTGGAGCTTTTCCTTTTTCTTTTGGTTCTTTTATAAGCATTTTATTACAAAAGTGAAAATATTCAGCTATGTTAAAATTATTATCTGTATTAAAAAACATCTTTCCAGCTTTCTTGCTTTCCCCATTTTTATTGTCTCCTCCTACATACCATTCTGGATTACTTCCATATGCATTTACTCCTACATTATAAGGAATATCTGCTATTACTAATTGTGCTTTTGGTATTCCGTATCTTTTATAGTTTTGAAAGTTATCATTTATTAATTGTGTCTTTACTATTTTTTTCACCCCCTAGAAGAAACTAAGTTGCGTATATTCAACAACTTTAATTTCTTCCTGTTTAAATTGTTGTACTGGATCTAAATATTTTACCTTGCCACATTCGTAACTGCATTTGTTATCACAGTCTTTACAGCATTGATTCTTACAAATATTTTTTAAGTCCAGTTCTACATTATTTTCTATTTGTTCCAGTAGCATTAGTTCTTTTACTGCATCCATTCTTGGGCATCCTAGAGTTGTTAGGTTTTCACATTCAAATTCCATTTTACTCACCGCCTTATATTATTACTCCTGATGCAAGCAAATTCTTTTTTAAATTTTTTATTCTTGTATGTACTGCTTGTTTACTAATTTCAAGTGCAATTCCTATTTCTTTGTAGGTATATCCTTCAATTCGTTTTGAAACTATAAATTTTATATCTTTTATATCTATTTGTTCAATTGTATTTAAAATGTATTCTTTGTTGATTAAAGAAATATAATCTTCCTTTTCATTTACTAAAATATCTTTATATGTTAGTTTTTTATCTCCATCTATATATTCATCGATTGATTTTTTATATTCAGAATCTGTTTTCCTTTTATAACATTTTTGTTTGTCTATATATTTACATATTTCATTTTTGATACATGTGAAAGCATAAGAGGAAAACTTTGAATCTACTGATGTATCATAATTATTTATTGCTATTGCTAAACCTATCATTCCTTCCTCAAAATAATTTTTTTTATCTTCTTCTGTAACATTTTCAAAATTAAATTTTTTATTTATAACTGCATAAATTAAACCCAAATTTTCTTCTGCTAATTGATTTTTTTCTTCCTTCGTCATTTTTTATTTCTCCTCATAAAAAGATATATTTTTTAATACTATGTCGTATGTTCCATTTTCATTTTTTCTAAAACTATATTTCATTGGATCTTCAAAATTTGTTAAATTTCCTTTTATACTAAATCCAGTATCAGTTTTTATACTTCTGTTTTTAAGTTTCTTTTCAACCCATTTTTTGTCTATTTCAAAGCTTTCAGTTAAGTTTCTATCTTCCATTCGTTCATTAAAGCTTTCTTGTAACACTTCATCTTGTATACTACTTTTAGCAAATTCTTTAACATCTACAGTTTCTTTTTCTTTCAAAGTATAATTAAGCATACTCCTTATATCTTCGGCCATTTTCATATCTTCTGTTATTGCATTTGTTATCCAACTATCTGTAGTTTTCTTAAATACTTTTGTTTTATATTTAGAATCTTCTATTTTCTTAGCATTTAGAAAATCTGTTAAAAATTTAGTTTCAAGTTGGTCTTTTTCAGCATCTTTGTCTAACAATCTAAAATGATAATAATCATTTATCCCACTAACTCCAACTAATGCACACTGTTTTGGTTTGCTAGTTTCAGGTATTCCAATTTCATTTGATATTATTTGTATATTGAATTTATTTTCTATAAAATCAATTGAATGTGTATAATTTTTTCTATAATCAAGTTTTATTATTGCTACATTTTTTTCGTTTTTTACACTATATAAACAGATTGCTAAATCGCAAGAATCTATTCCTTCACTTTGTTGCATAATATCAAATAAATATGCTGCTATTTCTTTTGAATTTTTTAAAAATGTGTTTTCGTCATATATAATTTGTTCACAACAATTTTTAACTATATTGTTGCTGTAATCATTAAATATTGCTTTTCTTAGATCATCATCTTTTGATACTCTATTTATTATTTTTTGGAAAAACTTATCTACTTCTAAGCTATTTTTACATTCATAGTCATTTAATATTGGACTATCACTATTTTTATCTAGTACATGTATTATTGATTTATGTATAATCATCTTTCCCCCTCCAATACTTTTGGCCCTAATAGAACTATGGCCATTTTGTTTATAAAATCTTTTCTCATATATGAAATTTTTGCTACAGAACAATTATTTTCTTGAGCTATTTGTGAAAGTAATTTTTCTTCTTGATAAACCTCTTGATAAATAAATCTTTCACTCTCTCCCATTTCACTCAAAGCATTTATTACAAGTCTTCTATTTTTACCTTGTTCATAGATTTCCCCTTCTAGCTGTGCAATTAATCTATCTCTACTTATTACTTCGTTTTCAACTCGGCTAGAAATTGAATTAGTTGGAGAAGATTTAAATAGATCATTACAGACTGCTTGTATTGCTCCTCTATCTCCATTTTTTATTTTTTCTATTTGATATTCTTTTTCTTTTATGTAAATATCAATATATTTTAGATTTTTTAATATTTCATCAACTTCTTTGAAAACTTCTTTATTCAATATTGCTTTCACCCCACTTATAACATCGCTTTGAATTTCCAACCTCTATCAATTAATTTTGCTATATGTTTTATTCGTCCCTCTTCTAATAAATCTATTAATCCCATCTTGTCTAAAACACCTAATGAGGCTTGTATGTTATCGAAAAATTCTTCAATTATATGCTCTTTATCTTTATCTGTTCCACCTTCTGCTTCAAATTTTGCTACCGCCCCAATAAATTCAGCTTGTTCTTCTGTTACTTTCATCATTTGTTCTGTAACAGTAAATTTATTAATTCCTTCTAAAAGTGGCATTATGTATTTGTTGTATTCTACTTTTTTATACTCTTCTTTATAACATTCATCGCATACTCCAAAGAAATCTCCAACAGTTTGTGAATTATCATATTCTCTATTACATTCCTGGCAAATTTTCATTTTCAACCTCCTCATCTAAAAAACAATTTAAACAACATATACAATCTTTATATTTTTTACAGTTTTCTATATAAAAACTGTTTTTACATAAATCTTCTTGCATTAAATCTGTTATAACATCACATGTATGTTTTAAATTTGATAGTAAATATTTAAAAACTTTATCTCTATCATTTTCTACTCGCCCTTTACTCATAAAGGCTATATACTGCCAAATCTTCAAATTTTCTTCCCCCACAATCTTATTTACTTTTTCTTCTGCTTTGTTTTATATTTTTAATATGTATTTTTACAAATTCTTCTGAACGATCTAAATGATATGATATTTCTAAAACACTATATCCTTTTCTATATAATCTTTTTAGTTTTCTTAACTCTAAATCAGTTGCTCTCTTTGCCATATTTCATCATCATCTTTCATAATCCTAGGATATTTTGCATCCTAGGATATTTATTTTTAAGTATTATTCTGCTAATACTTTCTTAACTGCTATCAATTCCATCTCATTACGTCTTAATCTATCTTTTGCTTTAGTCATTGCCTCACTATCATTTGGTGCATTTACTGATTGTAATGTCTCTATGTTGTCTTTATCCCTTTGGATTAAATGCTCTAAAAAGTCTTTTTGAAATTCCATCTCGTCACGTCCTACTATCTTTAATACTCTTCTATATTCTGATACATATTTATCTACTTGCATTTTTCCCTCCTATACAATTTCTCTTAATCATTTATAAGTTTATTTATCTTATATCGTTTATCATTATTTTTTAGATACATATATAGTGTAGTGGCAATTTTTTTCTATAAGCTTCCATGCTTCTTTTTCTGAAATATTTAAGGATTTAATATATACCTCTTTAGGATTTAACTCTACTTTTCTCCTTATTCCTAACTTATCTCTATATTTAATTTCGAGTATATAAACATTCTTCTTATATTTTTCAAAGTATTTACATATTAAAAATGATTTAAATTCATTCTCTTTTGAATATTTATTAACTATTCTTCCTTTTTTATTTATCATTAAATTTTTATTGTAATCATTTATTAAATCAAACCATTCCCCATAAGATTTAACCCATTTTCTTATTTCAGAACTATTATAAAATTTATCTGTTTTTAGATATTCTTTTAGCATGTCTGATAATATTTGTTTTTTTACGTGAGTACCTTTAAATACAAAGCAATCTTCTAATTCATCAATGTCTCCTATACCAATATTAATAAACTCTTCACATATATAGCTATCCCACCAATTGCTTTTTATTTTTTCTTGTGTCCCATCTTTCATATCTAATGTTAACTCTGCATCTCCAAAAGCCCCACCATATGTTGAATATTTAAGATAATCACAAAATGCAACATCCCCATTATCATTTAAAATTGTTCCTACATAATCTCTGTTTATTTTTTCATATGTCATTTTAGGTAGTTTATCAAATACTAGACTGTAATGACCATTTCGTTCTATAACTTTTAATAATTTCATATTTCCCCCTCCTATATAACTATCCCCCTTATAAATTTATTTCTATTTTTTTTTCTGCTATCGTAACAGGTATTCCAGTTACTTCTTCTACCTTTTCTTTCATTACTACATCATCTCCATGTTTTGCACTTAAATGTAGTAACATTATATTTTTAACTTTACTTAAATCACTTGCCTTTAAGAATTTAATTACATTTTCAAGTTCAAAGTGTGTATCTTTTATACGTGCACTTAAACTTGTTTCTATACAATATTCTTCTAAATTTTCTTTTATATAATTGCATTCAACTAAGATATTATCTATGTTCCTGAAGTTATATTCACAATAGCAGGTATCTGTTATAAATAATAAAGTTCCTATGTCCTGATGTTTTATAAGAAATCCAAGTGGTTCTTCTGCATCATGTACTACATCAAATGGCAGAATAGTAAAATTCCCTATTTGTTGCTTCTTATTAGCCTTTATAACTTTACTTCTATAGTTTTCTATGCCTAATGCTTTAAAAGTTCCCTTAGATGAATATATGTCTATGCCGTTTTTTATTAAATCTTCAATCGATTTAGAATGATCTTTATGCTCATGACTTACTAAACATCCAACAACTTTATCTAATTTAAAATCAAGACCTTTTAATATGTCTTTATATCTAATACCTGCTTCAATTATTAATGTTTCATTGGGAGTAATAAGTAAATAACAATTACCTTTACTCCCACTATTCAATACTTTTAAAATGGACATTCTTCCTCTTGTTGTTCTTTTGTATTTTCTTCTACAACTTCTTCAACTTCTATAACTTCATCCATATCTATAGTTTTTTTATTAGCCTTTTCTTCCATTTCATGTTCTGGATTATCAGCATAAATCAAGTTATCATTTTCATCTATAATTGCTTGATCACTTAGTACAGCTTTTTGCATTTCTATACTCATAATTCCATACTTACTTATTAACCTCTTAAGCACTGTTTTTATTGCCATTGCATCAAAATCAGTTTTCCATAAACAGCTTTTACCACTTGCATAAACCTTTGAATATTTTTTAGCATGTGCTTCTACTTCTTCTTTACTCATATATAATGATTTTTCAAATCCATTTATAAGTCTAAAGTAAGCCATATATCCTACAACTTTTTCTCTATTTATTTCATTTTCATCTTCGTTTAATTCTATTTCCCCAGTTAATCTATTAATCTTCTTTATTTCACCTTCATAAACTTCAATTGCATTTATTGTTTTGTATTGTCCACTTCTAATAGCTAGTTGTATGCACCCTTTATACCCAATTTGAAACTGTGCTTGTTTAACCCATTGTCCATTAACTTTATTGTTGTATGGTACTAAGTAAGCAAATCCTAAATTAGGTTCTATAGGTAAATCTAATGTTGCAGCTTTCATTGCACCTTTTAGAATAGAATTTGGCTCTACACCTTTTAAATTATTTTTACTTGCAGTTATTATAGATGCCATAAATCCTGCTGCTTTTTTACCTAATACATCATTGAACTTTGATTTAACTTCATTTGTTGCCATTAATGATTCTACTGATTTGACTTTATTTTGCTGAGTAGTAATTTGATTAGCCATTATTTTTTCCCCCTCTGTACTGTACTTCTTTATATTGCAATTCTTTTAAATATTGTTCTAATTGTTTTCTATTTAATTTTCTTGTTGTAACTTTAGATGAGTAATCTTTTACTTCATTTTCAAACGGTAAATAATAATTCCAACCAATATATTTATTCTTTTTTCTCTTTTCCTTTTGTTCCTCTCTTAAACAACCACAACTTTTATAACTTCCTTTTTTTAAATTGCTAGCTGTAACTATTTTTTCATTACCAAATTCACATTTACAAAGCCAATAATAGCTTGTATCTTTACGTTCTATGAATTTGATAACAGTAAGTTTTCCATATTTTTTACCAGTTAAATCTTCCATTTAAATCACACCTTATCATTTAAATAAATTCCTGTAGCCATAAATATTATATTTTTAATTTTCTTTTTTCTTTGTTCTTCTGTTAAATAATTATTTTTATTTATTAATCTACTTTGTTTACTTTTCTTTCCTTTTTCAAAATTAACTTTTCCTCTAATTGAAGATAATGTTCGTCCTAAATACCTTGCAATCTCTTTATCTGATATTACTGTATAATTTTCTTTTAGAAATTTTTCTTCTTCTTTACTCCATTTTCTACCCTTCATTTTTTAAACCTATTCTTCTGTGATAACTTCTATAGCATCTATGTTTAATTTCTTATCTTCTGTAACTACTAATTTAATCAATTGCCCTCTAGTATCTGATATTTTATTTACGCATTCGCTATTATCAATAAATATTGGTGTAATTAATCCAAAGTACTCGGATAAAGTATTTATAATATCTATACCAGCGTTTATTTGACCTGCAGTATTTGCATTAGAAAAAGGTACTCCATTTATCGTTGCCTCACAAGTTTCTGCAATAGCTCCGTTCACTTGTGTAGAAAATAATTTAAAGCTAACATTCTTAAAGTGTTTGTTTATATTTTTCTCTAAAAGTTCTACTCTTTTAGTTATAAACTTTTCGTATAGCATTATAAGCCCTTCTTGTCTTGCTATTTCTACTCCAAGTTGCTTTTCTTCTGCTTTTAAATCTTCTATTCTTTTATTTACTTTCTTATTATTTTCAACTGCTCCTAATTGACTGTATAAATCTTTTAATTCTTTGTTGATTTCATCCTTTTCATTTAGAAGTATTGAATTATCTTCCGTTTCATATGTTCCTAAACTATCTAAAAGCTTGTTATTTTCTCTTTTGAGTTTTAAAATTTTTTCTTTAGAAGTTTCACTTGGTGTATATGTTAAATTTGATATTTGTTTTTCCAGGTAATTTATATTTCCTTTTTTAATATTGATATTGTTTTCTATATCGGAAATCTCTACAGTATAGTTTTCAATATCTTCTTTGATATCTTCTTGTTCTTTAACTTTTATTTTGCCTTGTTCTATAACTTCTTTTTTTCTTTTAGCTTTATCTAGGTTGAAATTTTTTTCTAACTCTGATTGTTTTTCCTCTATGTCTGATTCTTCGAATGGTCGTTTGCAAGTAGGACACTCCGTCTTTATACTACTAAAGTCAACTTTTTCTGATTGTATCTTACTGAATTGTTCTCTTAATTTGGATGCTTCATTTTCTAAAAAATTAAATTTATTTGTTAAATTTTTTATTTTATAGTCATATTCATTTTTTTTATGTTCACATGAGTATAACTCTTTTTCTTCTTTTCTTATTTTCTCTTGTAATTCTCTTATTTTATTGTCATATACTTTTCTATCTGCTTGTCTTTCATCTTCAATTAGCTTTTCATTTGCGCTAATTTTTTTCATCACTTCATCTCTTTTAGCTATTAGTTCTTTACTACTATTAGCTATATCACTTATTTTTTTATCTATATCTTTTAATTTGCTTTCTTTAGCTGATATTTTCAGTTCAACTTCTTTTACATCAAAGTCAACTACTGTTTCCATTAACTCCTCAATTTTATAAGGAATTGATTTCTTATTTTCTCGTAATTTCTTCATACTACCTTTTTTACTATCTATCAGCTTAGATACATCTTCTTGTTCTAGATCTTGTTTAACTAATTTTAGTTCTTCATCGCCTTTTATAACATCTTCTATGGATATATCTCCTCCAGCAACTTCTAAGATAACTTTTCTTTGTTCTTTCCAAGCCAAATTAGGAAAATGGAATGGATTAGTTAATAATTTGAAAGTTTCTTCATCTGCTATCTCATTTATTTTTTTGTTGTAATCTGATTTTTTAACTGGAACATCATCAATTTCATATTTTGTTGTATTGCCATCGAATACTTTTTCACTTTCTCCTCTTCTAGAAGTCCACTTTTCTTTGTATTCTTTTGACAACTTTGTTTCTATACCATCAACTTCTAAAATGCCTGTTACATGTGGATTTAAACCTCTTATATACTCGTTATTTTTATCTAAAGGTTTTAATTCAAATTTACTATCACCCTTACTGTTTTTATCGAATAAAAGCCATGTAAATGCATCAAATACACTTGATTTTCCTGTTGCATTCATTCCTGATAAAGTTGTTATGTCTTTGAATTGTATGTCTAGTTTGGAAATGCCTTTAAAATTGCTGATTGATAATTGTTTTAATCTAATTTCCTTCAAATTAATTCCCCCTATTTTTAAATAAGTATTTAATCTAAATCTTTGTCTATCAAATTTTCTAGAAATTTCATAGCATATAAATATTTTTTTATATCTTCTTTATTTAATTTTGAAAATTTATTTTCTAAATTATTGCTTAATTTTTCTATAAAATTTTTAGCTATTTGATTGCCTTCTTTAGTTAAAACTATTATATATTTTCTTCTATCATTAACAGTTTTTTCTCTGCAAACATATCCCTTTTCACTCAAATCATCTATTAAACTAGTTAAACTGCCTTTTTCTATATTTAACTTAGCACATAATTCTGTCATGTTTATTTCACTATTACCTTTTAAAAAAACTAATGCTTTTAATTGAGTTTTATTAATATTATGCAGTTCAGAATATTGTTTTAAATATTTTAAATATAAACTAGAATAAATTTTTGGAAATGTGTTTGATAAAAAACTTATTGTTTCTTGTACCGCAATATTTTCCATTACATCCTCTCCTATTTAAAAAATTCTAATGGCGATACATTTAAAGCTTTTGAAAGTCCTTTTAAAACAAATAGAGTTGGATTTGTAATTTTTCCATTTTCTAATTTTGCTATATAACTTTCTGTAACACCAACTGCGTTTGCTAATTCTGTTCGGCTTTTTTTCATATTTAGCCTTTTACTCCTAACATAACCCCCCTATGTTCATTTGATTACCCCCTTATAAGTTTCTATAAATTCTAAAATTGTAAGTGTCGGATACTTTTCTGCTATTTTTTTTAAGGTTTCTATTTTGCAAATCAATTTAATCATCTCCTTCTGCATTAGCACACCACCATGCTCCAACCACAAAACCTATACAGAAAATTAAACTTATTTCTAAAAATTTAATTATCATTTATACTCCCCCTTTAAATTAAAAAGGTATGTCATCATCATCTATAGCTTGAAATCCATTTGGATCTAACCCTGGATTTGTTATATTATTTGTTCCTTGTTGATTATCTTTCGGATAATCTAATGCTTGTACACTTCTACCACTAACCTTAGTAAAAGTTCTATTTTCTCCATCTTGAGTTTGATATCTATCAACTCTAAGATTTCCTTGAATAGCAACTAATCTACCTTTTGTTATATAATTAGCACAAAATTCAGCTGCTTTTCCTATAATTTCAATAGGTATAAAATCTGTTTCTTTTGTTCCGTCTTTTTTCTTATAATCTCTGTCTATTGCTATTGTAAAAGTAGCAACAGGTGTTCCAGAATTAGGTATGTATCTTAACTCTGGGTCTTTTGTTAATCTTCCAACTAAAACTACACTATTCATTTTTCTTTTTCCTTTCGTCAACCTTCATCATTAATTCAGCTATATTTGCTCCTGTTTTAGTTAATTCTTTATTATTAAAAATTAATTTTTCATTATTCATTTTTAGTAACTGACTTTTACTAATCAATATTAAATTATCTTTTTCTAAATTTAATTTGTTTTGATCTGCAAATATAACTGCATCATCCGATGTTAATTTAACATTGTGATATTTTTCATACATAATTCTATGCTTTAATCTCCACGCATTAGGTTCTTTTACTTTAATTAAGATATATCCATTAATATCAATTCTTTCACTACCAATTTTCTTTTTATTTCATGGCTCATTACCTTTTTTAAAAGAAGTTTTATTTGGACCTGTAAGTCCTTTAGTTCCTTTATTCCATGTTTTGTGTCCTTTTTTAAATTGGCCATTAAAACCTGTGTTATATCCATACCTTTTAATTGCATTTTTTATTTGCTTAACTTCAAACTTGTATTCGAATTTTTCATTCATTAAATCAGTGATTTCTTTGTGATGTCTACCTGGAGTTATTTCTTTAAGATATTCTTTTTCTTCATCACTCCATCTATGAATTGATTTTCCCATTCTATTTTTTACTCACCACCTTCAAGCATTTTAGGAATTTCTTTTTTATCTTTTCCATACTCTAGTTGTATTGATTTTGCTCTTAATACAACATTTGCATTAGCAATAATTTGTTTTGAAACTCCTATGACTGCTTTGCTTCTTGTAATTTCATCTTCTAATTTTTCTCCTGTTATCTCTTTATCATTTAAACGTTCTAATTGAGCGAATAAATGATTGTTTAGGTCACCCAAGGTGTTGCGTGGCATAAAATCATCCTCCTTTATTTCTTATAATATTCCCATTTTAGTTTTTCACCTGTTACTGGATGATTCCCAGCTGATTGTTTTTTATTTCTGCAACAGTCACTTATACTAGAGTAAGATGTTTCAGTTTTTATACTCGCTTCTTTTAAAGAATTAAATATTTCCCCTGTAGTTATACATATAACAGGTTTACTTAACTTTTTGCTCATTTCTTTTTTGCTTTCAAGTGTATGATGCTTTCCGTACATAGGATGTTTTTTACCTGCATTTTTACCTTTTAATGTTTTACTGATTCTCTCTCGTATGCTTCCGTAATTATTATTGTATTTGTAAGTGCACCATTCTAAATTATTAACATTGTTATTACTGGGGTTTTCATCTTTATGATTAACGCATGGATAATTATTTTCATTAGGTAAAAATGCTAATGCAACTAATCTATGCACAGTGAATTGTTTCACTTTGTTATTCTTACATAAATTTACTTTTAAATAGCCGTTATCACTTCCAGGTTTTAATTTTTTATTTGATAAGCAACTATATACATCACCTAAGTTACTGACTAGATATAAACCTTCATACCCTTTGATATCTTTCCAAATCTCATCTTTGGAGCCTAAAGTATTTCTTGGCACTTGCTATACCCCCCTTTGTAATCTCCTATTAGGTACATTTTTAAACTCAATTATATTTTCTTTGCACATTTCTATAATTCTACTAGCTATAGCTGCATCATAATTCATTAACTCATCTAATGTTTTTTCTGTGCTTACTATAATCGATTTTTCTGTCATGTAACGATAATTTATTATCTCATAAATATACTTTCTATCAGTTTCACTTGTTTGTCCTTTTAATAAGTCATCAATGAATAGTACAGTGCAATTTTTATATTTATCCATTTCTTTGTTGTAATTAATCACATCCATACAACATTGTTTAAGGCTCATAATTAAACTAATATACTCTGTATATTTACAACCTATATTTTGATTTACAAGCTGTATCATTATTGCGATTCCTAAATGGGTTTTTCCTGTGCCTGGGCTTCCAGTTAATAAAAAGCTACCTTTTTCATTTTCAAACTTCTTACAATAACGCATAGCTTGTAATTTTGCCTGTTTTTGATATTCTGTATCTGTTTCAAAAGAAGAAAATGTCTTTTTCTTGAAAGAATCTGTTAAGCCGCATCTCTTTAACTTTTCCAATATCTGTCTTTTTTCAAGACACTCACATGGTTTAGCTACGGTATAACCTTTTTCATCTTCCTGTAGAATATAACCTAAATCTTTGCATTTTTCGCATTGATATCCTATAGCCATTTAAAGCCATCTCCCATCGCATCTAATTCTTTTTGCAGTTTTTCTATTTCGTCTAGATCTTCTTTTTTGACTGGTTTCATTTGTTCAGGATCTATATATCCTTGTAAATCCTCGATGTTTGAATTTGAATTGTCTTTATTTTTGTGTTTGTTTGAATTGTAATTACTGAAGTTGTCTTTTTTTAATGGAAAAACTCCTTGCCAACAGTTTTCTATTGAGTTCTCCAATATTTTTATTTTGATATAATCTGTTGTTGCTAATTTGTCTAATTTATTTAGTATTCCTTTAAGTGCTCTTTCTGTAACAGGTTTTTTAATGCCCTTTCGCATTTTTATAAAATCTATTATTGTTTCCTGTAAAAAAGAGTTTGAAGTATACTCATTTATAAGAACATCTAAATCAGTTCTTTTTTTCTTTTTTTCTTTTTTATTAATACTGTTATTATTAACACTATTATTATTTAAACTGTTATTATTAAGACTGTTATTATTAGTGTATTCGTTTTCGAGATATTCGTTTTCGAGATATTCGTTTTCGAGATATTCGTTTTCGATATCTCTAAAATTAATACATCGGTCTCTTTCATCCATTATGATTTCATATATATTTTTTGCTTTTAAATTACCTGATTTTACTCTTTCTACTTTTATGTACCCTGATTCTTTTAATGTTTTTAAGTGTTTAGTAAATCTATTGATTGATATTCCTAATTCTTTACACATTAAATCTCTACTTGGATAACATGTTTTTTTATCTCCAGCGAAGGCTATTAAATATGCATAAATTGCTTTTGCCTCAATTGAAAGATTTTTATCTCTCATAACTATCTTAGGTATTATTCCATACCCATCACGTAAAATACTATTTTTGTTGTATTTTACCTCCATTGAATCTGTCATTTAATCACTTCCTTAAACTTGCTGGCTTTCCTTCTCTTTTACTAATTCAGAAAGTTTAGAAGGATCTATTCCTAGAATTTTAGCTGATTCAGATACTTGAAAAGCTTTTATGATTTTAAGGACCGTATTATAATTTTCTTTATTTAAGCCTTGCAAATCTGATGCTATTTTAAGTCTTTCTTCATATCTAGTACTCATTCAACATTCCCCCTTCTTCGTTGTTTTTCGTTTATATTTATATTATATACTTATTTATAACGTAAGTCAACGTATTTTTGGACAATTTTGGTTTTATTTTCTCGTTTTTATCCGCTAAAAGTTGTTACCTGTCTGTTCTTGTAAACGAAATTTTATGTTTTTCTCGTTTATTTTGTTGTGTATATGTGTTACAATTTATTTATAATAATAATTGGAGGTACGCTATGAATGAAAAAGAAATAGGTAAAAGAATTGAATTTATAAGAAAAAAAGAAAAGCTCTCCAGAAGAGAGTTTGGAAAAATGATTAATAAGAGTGAAGATGCCGTATACAATATCGAAAAAGCTAGAGCAAAACTAAATGAAGATCTTATTGATAGCATATGTAATATTTTTTATATTAATAAAAATTGGCTTTTAAACGGTGGGAAGGAAAGTATCTATGCTTCAGATTCTAAACATATTAGATTGGCAAATATAGTTGGAAATTTAGAAAGAGAAGAAAACTTATTTGAATTAACAGAGATGCTTTTAGATTTAAATGATAGACAAATCGAAGTAATAAAAGATTTAATTAATGTATTTAAAAATTCAGAAAAAAAATAGGGAACAATGTCCCTATTTTTTATTGTTATGTTTTTTATTTTCATCTTTTTTCTTAGTCAAATATTGATAGATAAATCCTATAGTATCAATATTATCATTTTCTTCTAATAAACTTATGATTTCCTTTTTCAATTTTGTTACATAATCCATAGATCTCCCCCAAAATAGCGTAATAATACCGAACTTATGTTCTATGCAGATATATTATAATACTATTTTTCATAAAATTCTATCTTTTTATTTGAATATTAAGAATAATTTATCTACACTTATATTATACTTCCATTTATTGCTATTTTGTTGTGTTGTCCCATATACTGGGACACTATTTATATTCAGAATCAAATAGATCAGTTATCCTACAATTTAGTGCTATTGCAATTTTTTCTAATTTTACTAAATCAAGTACCGTTTCATTATTCTCCAATCTAAAAATAGTACTTTTGCTTAGCTTTGTCTTATAGGCTAACTTTCTAATACTATGTTTTTTGTCAATTCTTACTTTTGAAATATTGTTTATTATCATAAATTTTATTTTAAAATAATAGTTTTTCAAAGTAAATATTAAGTATTTGGTTGTTATTCCAGCAAAAACTAATTCAACAAAAAATCCACTCAGGGGGCTAGTAGAGTGGATTTGCTAATAGGAGTATGTGCATTTTAGGCTTACTCAATTAGTTAAACTGAGTATGATTAAATCTTATACTTAAATTATATCACCAAATAAAATGTTTATAAATCGGAACATATTCCTATTTAAACACATAAAAATAACCACCCAGCAAGGCAGTTATTTTTTTAAACAGGAGTATTTTACTAAAGCAATATAGCTAAAATTTGTAAGTTCTATATCTAATATTAGATTAACACCTTTTACTTTCAATTTCAATCGGAACATATTCCTATTTATTCTTCATGTGGTTTATAATGTCTTATAGTGACTAAGGTCCCATTTTCAATTTTAGCCTTAATTTTAATAATTTCTTCTGTTTCATCTACTTCTAGACTTTTAATAGCTTTATAAACTATATTCATGCTACTATTATCAGTTTTAAAATAAATACAATTTTCATAATTTTTCATGGCTACTCTTGATAAACTAAAATCTATACCACATAGAGGTAAAGCATATATATTAACTTTTTTACCTTCTAGTAATTTAAAAAAATTCTTAATATCTACTTGTTTAACTAATTTTTTCATATCATCACTCCTCTATTAATTTTGGTTATACAACTTTTTAATCTTATTTTTTATAAATATCAGTTATATGTTTAAAAGGTTTGCAATCTATTAAAAATATCGATTTTACGCCCTTTATAACACGTTTCTTTAAATTAGCAATAAAAACTAAGCTAAAGTTGTAAAATTTCATTACAAAGCCGAATATAACTTTAAATTAAGATTTATATATAAAGTTAATTATTTTTATATATCCTTTATTTTCTATATCTAAATAAATGTTAGAATATTTACTTTTTCCTCTGTTTTTATACTCTTGAGGCTGACTTATAATATCAAATTCTTTTTCTATCTTTTTAATTCTTCTGGCTTTTCTCTATTGTATGTAATTCTAATTTTGAGCATATTCTCACCCCCTTGGCACTTCTAAATTATGTTCTAAAGCATAACTAACAACTCTATTTTGAGATAAATGACTTAAAGAACTTAAACCATTTTCAATAGCAGTTAAATATAATTGTTTTTCTATGTCATTGTTAGCTGCTTTAGAAGATCTAAGTTTATTATCAAGTTCGTCAACAGTATAGTTTTTATAATGTTCATTAAATGTGTTATGATATCTTGTTTTTACTGAATTTGAACTTTTTTCTTTTGTTTTATTTTGCTTTTTATTTTTAAATTCTACTTGACCCTTTTGATAGTCATCTAAAGTTACTATATTTTTTTTATCTAGATTTTCAAAAACTTGTTTCATATAAGCATATTTTTTACTAACACTTTCTTCACATGCTGCTATAAAGACTTGTTCAAATACATCTAAATCAAATTTATTTACATATTCTAAAAGTAATTTTTTAGTATGTGGCATAAATCTTTTTTCAATTTTAAAAGACTTATATAAGTCTATAAGTTTTGTTTCTTTTTCAACACCAACAACAACTTCATTTTCTTTATTAATATAGTTGTTATTATTATTTTCTTTATTAGCGTATCGAAAATCGGTATCGCAGAAATTGGTATCCCTATTTTCGGTATCCCAGTTTTTAGGATTACGGTGAGATGTAGTGTTTCCAACGCTTTCATCGTTATTAGTTTTTTCGCTTACGTTCGCATTTACGTTATCGTTTACGTTCGTAATATCTACGTTCTGTTTTTCGCTAAAGACTTCGTATAGATAACCATTAGTAAGATTACCATTTTTAAGTGGAGTCCTTTTTATATAACCAACTTCTATAAGTTTATTAATACCATTTGAAACTCTCGTTTTACTTACTCCTAATTGTGTTGCTAGTCCTTGGATACTTATTTTATGTTCTGGATTAGATATATATTGTAATATTTTAGCAAACACAAAGAAGGCATTTGGACCTAACAAATCCAAATCATTCATAATTTCGTTTGGAATAACTGTAAATCCTTCAGCTAATTTAGCACTTGCTACGAATTTTGATTCATTACTGCTTTTAAATTTAGACATTTTTTCATCTCCTATACTGCTATTTTAAGTAAGATGAAAACTATACCATATTGATTTGTTAATAAAATTATGTTATAATTAAATAACAAATGAAAATAATGTATTTATGGATAGCCTACACATCTTACAGGTAGTTAATTACTGGCAATAATTAACTATAAATGTGTGGGTTTTTATTTTGCTATTTTTTATTAGAAAAATTTTTAAAATCATTTGAATTTTTTACTATATTTGCAATAAGTTTTGATAATGAAATACCTTTTTTTTCAGCTAATTCTTGCAAGATATTTTTTTCTTTTTTAGTAAACTTAACATTGATTCTTGAATTTTCTTCTGATACTGCCAAATAAAAACACCACCTTATATTATTCTTTTTTAAAGTGTATCACTTTTTATATAAAAAAACAATATCTAACATAATTATTTTTTTAATTAAAATATTAATGATATATTAACTAAAGTTGAGATATTAACAATATATTGATTATAAAATAAGGTTAAATGTTATTAAAAAATTAACTTATAACAAAATATTAATAATATATTAACTATTTTATTGACTTTTATGCACATTTAGAATATAATTTTCATAAAATATTATTAAAATATTAACTAATAGGAGGATGTAAAATGGCAAAAAAGGATACCCAATTAATTGGATTTGATGGAGGAAGAGGCTATATAAAAGCTTATACAGAAGTAGATGGAGAAGAAAAACAAACAATATTTAAATCTGTATATGGAGATGGTCGTTCAGGAAAAGTTGATTTTGATAGTTACAAAGATCCTAAATATTTAAACATAGAAGGAATGGACTATTTTATTGGATTACTAGCAGAAAAAGAATCTTATTCATCTATAAGAAATTCACAAGATAGTAAAACAAGTGAAACTATGAAAATTTTATTAGCTGCTGCTTTAAATGATATTGCAGTAAAAGATACTGTAAAAATTATGTTTGGAGTTCCATATAAAAACTATAAAAAATCAGTTTTAGCTGAAATAGTAGAAACTTATAAAGGAGAAACTATTGTTATAAAAGATAATATTACAAATGCTACTAAAAAAGTGTTCATAGAAGATGTTTCAATAGCTAGAGAAGGAGATGCAGCATTATATTATGCTATCAACGGAAAGGTAAACAAGGATAAACCAGTAGGGCTTGTAAATGTTGGTTTCAGAACTATGGAATTATCATATTTTGATAAAGGTTTTGTATTTAACGATAGATTATCTAATACTGTTGAATATGGAAATAGTACAATGCTAAAAATAATTCAAGATAATTTAATGGCAACTGGAATATCTAAAAGTGTAAATGAAATAGATAGTTCAAATGATTATGACACATTAAAGAAAAAAGCATACAAATTAGGATCTGAAAAAGTTAATCAAATAGTAGAAGAAAATTGGATTAACAAAGACGAAATGAAATTATATTTAGCTGGAGGAACTTCTTTAAACCTTGAACCATCAGATGATTTTGATAGAGTTGAAAATTCGCAAATGGCTACTGCTATTGGATTATTTAAATTTGCAAAATTAAAATTTTAAAGGTGATTAATTATGGCAAAAAAATCAAGTACAGTTTATTTAGAAGAAACTTTTTGGGATATGATAAATAAATTCCAAAAACAAAATAACTTGTCAAGTAGAAATGATGCAATACAAGTAATATTAAGTGAATGGAGTATATTAAAACAAATTGATTTTAACAATATACAAGTTAACGTAAATATTGGTGACATTTCACAAGTTATTAAACAATCAGAAAATATAATAGAAGATGAAAAAATAGAAGAAGATGAAGATCAAAAAATAATAAAAGAAAGTCTTTTCAAAATGGAAGAAGAAATGCCTGATTAAAAAGATAAGCTAAGGTTTCAGATAGCCTTAGCTTTTTTGTTTATTTACTATTAATATAATCGTTTAAAATTTTGGGTATGAAACTATAACTGTGGATTAGTAAGAAAATGTACTTTGACAAGTGAATATAAAATTTATTACTTAAAATAACTTTAACTGTGGACTATACAACTTTAATTGTGGTATAATAATAATAGTTCTTGAAGTAATTAAAAATTTATTCGTCAGAACTACTATTATAGTAATTAAAAAACCACTCTATTTATCATCACTAGAGCGGTATAGAACTACATTCTATTTGCTTTAGAGTGATAGCTTCTTGATTTAATGATAATTAAAACTTTTGTTTAAAGATCACTCTTACGGCCATTAGAGTGGAAAAGGTTACTTTGATAAGCCACTCTTTGGTAGAGAGTGGTTTTTATCAAATTTTTTGGGGTTGAAATTAGGGAGGAATATTGTATGTACGATAAGCTAAGACAAGAATTTCAAGGAGAATTATTTAGACTTAATATGAAATCTGAATTAGGCAATAAATGTGTGAATTGTGGAAGTACTGAAAATATAGAGTATCACCATATAGTTCCATTAAAAAATGGAGGTACTAACAATCTATCTAACATAGTTCCGTTATGTGAAACTTGCCATTATAAAGCACATGATAGAAAAAGTTTTAGAAGCAGAAGTGGTGGAGGGAGACCTAAAATAATAAAATATGAAGATGCAGAACCAATTTTAAAGAGATATTTCAATGAAGAAATAGGGACAAAAGAAACTAAGAAATTATTAGGAATTTCTCCTAAAAACAAATCTACTTGGAGTGCTTTAACAAAGCAATATAAAGAAAATAATAAAGTTGATGAACATTTTTATAATCATGTAGATATATTAAATGCTCAAATGAAAAGATTACAAATAAGCGAATAAAATAACGTTTACGAATAAAGCTCCTGTTTTCAGGAGTTTTTATAATATAGAATATGGAGAAACATCATAAAATGAATATATTAAATTTACCAGAATTTGAAGTTATAGACACAATACAAGATGAACACGATATGACAGTAGTAGTAAAACCAGTCAAGGAGCCTGTGGCATGCCCAGAGTGTGGTGGAGTTGCATACTATAGGCATGGTAAATCAAAGAGGTTTGTAAGGGATTTAAACAGCTTTGGTAAACGTGTAGGGATAGAGATACATACACATAGATATAAGTGTAGATATTGCAATGCTACATTTAGTCAGAAATATAAAAGCATAGACGATAGAGATAAAATCACTATTCGTTTAAGAGAACAGATAGAAAAAGAATCTCTTAAAAAACCATTCGCCAATATAGCAGAAGAATATAGTGTTTCTCCTACTACAGTAAAGAGAATATTTAATGCTTACATAGAAAGGTTAGAAAAGGATATGACCTTCCTTACTCCAACTATATTGGGAATAGACGAAGCGCACTTAAATAAGAACATGAGAGCCGTTTATACAGATATAATTGGACGTAAGGTATTGGATATCCAGCCAAGCCGTAAGAAATCTGATGTAAAGGCTTTTCTAGGCAAATTGCCTAACAAGGAGAACATAGAAGTAGTAACCATAGATATGTGGAGATACTACAAAGAGGCAGTCTATGAGGAGTTGCCAAAAGCTCAGGTAATCGTTGATAGATTCCATGTAATACAATTAGTCAACAATGCACTAGAGGGCGAGAGAAAGGCTTTTAAAGGCTCATTAGATAAAAAACGAAGGTCTAAGTTGTTAAAAGATAGATTCTTGTTACTAAGGAACAAAGAGGATTTAAATGCTAGACAGATTTGGGATATGCAACTGATGTTTCTGGACTTTCCACAGTTAAAGTTAGCCTATGAGTTAAAAGAACAATTTAGGGATATCTATAAACACGATAACCGAGAAGATGCTTTAAAGGCTTATGAGGACTGGAAAAAAGCAGTTCCAAAGGATATGAAATACTATCAAGATGTAATCAAGACGGTTGATAACTGGCAGTATGAGATATTTAATTACTTTACTTGTAGAATCACAAATGCTTATACAGAAAGTTTAAATAACTTGATTAAGAACATAGAGAAAGCTGGTAGAGGTTACTCTTTTGAGGTGCTTAGAGCAAAGGTGTTGTTCGGTACATCAGCTACTAGAAAACCTAAATATACAAGAGCAAATACAAGTAACAAAACATATACATTTACTACGGCATTTAATTGGAATGATTTCGTAGGAAGTACAAAATTAACAGAAGGTTTTGGAGTAGATATTCCACAATTACTAGAGGTATTAGAGAGTGATAAATTTTAATTCACTCTCTTTTCTTTTCCACAATTAAAGTTATATACCCAAAATAAAAAAGCTAGAGGAGAGTATCCCCTAGCTTTTAATATTATCGGTCGCTATCGGTCGCGTCCGATAGAATTATTTTTCAAATACTTCTACATATTTTGGGCTGGCAGTGATATATACTCCTGATTTTAATTTATACATATCTGTTCCAGTTCTTTTTATAGTTTCTACTACAGTATAAACTCCACCTTTTGTAACAACCCCTATTACGCTTTTGCTTGTAAAGTCTGGTTTACTATGCATGTTTATATCTTGTAGTATTTTAACATATAATGTTTTGTTATTACCTGTAGTTGTAGTAGGTACTATTGTAACCTTACCTTTACCATTCGTACAATTAACTATTTGATTAACAGATATTTTGCCTGCTTTTAGGTTATAACAATCCAATCTAAATTGTTCATATTTATCTTCGTTTAAAACCATGTAAATTGGACATAATTTATAAGCACGACCAACTACATCAGTATGTCTAATTATATCCTTTTTAGGATTAAGTCCTTTATTAGCACATAACCAAGTACATAACCATACCATAGATTTATATGTAGCATCTGTATAATGATTATCAGAACCTGTTGTTGCAACTTCGACTCCTATTGCATAATCATTTGCACTATTAGTACAATAGCATTTTTCAGTTGTAGGTATTAACTGATAGATAGTACCGTCAAGATCTATAACAAAGTGAGCACTAGCATATATATATTTTCCATTAATTTTGTACCCGTTAGCAACTACATTATTAAAATAAGATACAGTCTTATAACCTGGTACATCTGCTTCACCAGTATAGTGAATTGCTACTTTTGTGTAATTTAATGGAGTTCCAGGTCTACCATATTTGTTTTTCTTTTGCCATTTTTCAACTATTGTTGGTTTTACTATTGACATTATATCATCTCCTATTTATTTTCAATTAAAGCCTTGAAACTTTGGTGCAATCCTACACTAGAAAGCCCACTTAAAAGCCCTCCTAAGAAAACATTCATATCAAATGACTTAGATATTGCTATGTTTAATACAACACCTAATACAGCCATTATGAAAGGAATATACTTATTAGGAATAAAGTCAAAGCTAGTTTTTATAACATATCCTATTCCACAACAACCTAATACAACTCCAATGACTAAATAACTATTAATAACATTTAAATCTATCATAATTAACCTCCTATTCTTCTAAGTGATCTATTCTGTGATGTGCAGACTTTGTTGAATCTTCTACTTTTGCCATTCTTTCTACTAAATTATTATGTTTATCTACTCTAGTTGATAAAGTTTTTATATCTTCTTTTATACCTTTGATTTGTTCTTGCATTACTGCAGTAGTTTTACTATTTGCAAAATAAGAACCAGCTAAAGTTCCTATAAATGCTATAATAGCAACAATTATTTCTGTTTGCATATTAATACCTCTCAATTTTCTTAAGTATGTTTTACTCTATCTCTAAGTTCTCCTTTTTTACCATCGTTAAATTGTCGAACTTCACTTAAATAACCTGTAATTCTTCTGATTCTTTCAAATGAAACAGGAACAAGTTTATATTCTAAATCTACATACCCTTTATCGTCTATTGTTATATTTAGATATTCAATTTCTCGATTTGGATATTTTTTATGAATATGTTTTATGTAAGCTTCGATTTCTCTTTGTTCAGCATGAACTCCTTCTGGAGTTTTTATATTTATTTTCATCTTTTCAAACTCCTTTTTACAAAATAAAAGGGATTACAAATTAGTAACCCCCTTAGAAAAAATGGTAAGTGCCTCTAAATACTATATACACATATAACTTTTAAAATTAAAATTCGATTAAAATATAAATGTTTTTTTATTAAGTCCACATTGGAATCACCCTCTTTCATAGCCAATAAGCAAAAGAAGGACCCACTCTAAAAGTAAGTCCTTTCCGGAAAAGGTTATTAAACCGATTCCTTTGCTCGTTGGGGTTTCAAATGAGAAATTATTTTATCTACAATTATAGTGTAAATTCCCAATAACAAATTTGCAATCGGAACATATTCCTAATATTTATAATTTAAGTGTTAAAACTTTGTTAATTAGTAATATTTTTATATATATTTTGCATATGCTATGATATGCGAAGCGTTTATGAAGTAGCGACAGCGACCGTAATAAACGTAGAGCGGTTATATCAAGTTTATAGCAATTTAGGTATACTATGTGTATTTTTATCTAGCACAGGAATTTATATATTTTTATATAAATTTACATAAAAATAAGGAGGGATAACCTCCTTTTATTTTGGTAATCTTACCACAAATGCAGCATATACATTATCTTCATTTCTGATTAAACAAAGAGCATGATATCTTTTAAGCTCTAATAAATCTGTTTCCGTATAACCTTCCTTATTAAATAGTTCCTTAAGTTCAATAAAACACTTCACATCTGCTCCAGCAAGTAATAAAAAGCTGCATCCACTGCTTAAAATAGCATTCTTACATTTCTTACTACATTGATCTAAAAAATGTAAACTTATAGTAGGAATAAAAGAATATTTTCTACATTCTGTAAGAATATCTTGTAAGATAATTTGTGCTGTAGGAAATAAATTAATTTCATCTATAAATATTTCTGTGCGTGTGTTAGCTTTTATTTGTTTTGCTAACCATACTTTAGAAAGATAAAATGTAGCTATTAAATCTCTAATATTTCTATTTGTAAAATCTTCTTCTCTAGCTTTTATAATAATCACTTTATTTTGATCTAATGCTTTTACAAAGTCTATATTATTATTTCCTGGTGTATTATATGCTAGTTTTGTATATAGATTAGTTTTTAACATGCTTATTCTATCTATTATACCGTCTATTTTACTATCATAATTTTCAGTAGTTCCATTCTTATTAACTTTATCTAAGTCACATAAATCTTTAATTTCATCTGATAATAACTTTTTTTCAACTTCTGAAAGACTTTCTAAGAGATTCTTACGTACATCAGGATATAATAACACCTCTATTATTTCTTTAAAACTAGCATTAATATTCTTATAAAATACTACGGTACAAGCAGCATAAAAATAACGTAACATTCTAGGAGTTAATTTAGTATCAGAATTAATAGTGTTAAGTAAAATGTGTAATTGTGTACCTTTTTCCATACATTTAGCTAATTTTCTATAATTATCATTACTTTTACATACTAATTCATTATAACAAAATCCTTGTAGTTGCTTAGGATTACTACAATCTATTTCTATTAATCTATCTTTTGGTGTAACCTGCTTTATAGATTCTGCAAGACTGCAGTCCCTTATTATATCTAATACTATAAGGCCATCTCCATTAGCTATTATAGATTTTGCTAGATTCTGCATATAATAAGTTTTACCACATCCCATACCTCCCATTAATACCCTTCCAAGTCTACTAATTTCCTTATCCATAGAATAATATACTGGTGTATTTTTTATAGTATTACCAATTAATATATTTCCAGTAGCTAAACATTTTGGGAAATTCTTATTATATACTTTGTTATGATTTATCTGTGGAAATTGCTGTATTATATCATCTCCAGGAAGTGCTATAAAATTACCACATTCATATACAGATGTATTTAATGTTCTTATATTGTGTTTAATTTTCTTACATATAAACTTATTGTCATCTTCTATAGCCGAATAAGAATTAAATAATGTATCTATAATAGATTTTTCTCTATTAGTTGTTTTAGCTTTGCTAGATAATATAATCTGTGTTTTACATATATCTGTAGTAGCTTTTTTGATTGTATTATTACTCAATTTATTAAAATTAACTTGTTTATCTACTTGTTTTACATCAAATAAAAAATTTAAAGTTGAGTTAACAAAATCTATACTATAAGATAATATTTTAATAACGATATTAGCTACGACATTAGATGTATATTTTACATTTGTATTTTTATATTCTTTAATAAACTTTTGACAAGTGGATTTAAAGTAATTACATTGTTTTTCTGAAGTAGGTATAAAATTATATAATATTCCTGCTTCTTCTCCATCTTGTAATAGTTCTATAGCAGACATATTTGCTGATAACAAATCGTTATTCCTCATATCTGTAGAAGTAGATAGAAAATCTTTATTTTTATAGATTAATTGATATCGTGATCCAGTTATAATCGGTATCGAATTAATTTCTTTTATTTCTACTGATTTCCAAATTTCTTTAAACTTTACTCTAAATTTAGAATAAAATAATTTAGGAACTATAAAGTAAAAATTAATTTTTTCTTTTGTTATGTGAATATAATAACTAGCTTTTAATTGCGTTCTTATAATTAATTTATTATCTTCTATCTTTATGAGCTTATTAAGATTGATATACATTTTATTTACAAGTTCCAATATAGAATAAGTCCTATTATTCCTAATTGATTTACTTGGTATTAATTTAAGATATACATATTCTTGATTTTGTATCTCAAAATATTTTGCTATAGGAATACTTTTAAGCATGAGTAATTGCTCCTATAACTATGTTAAGGATAATATATATACAAGGTATCATAAATGCCCATCTCTTACCTTTCTTATACCCAAATACATATAATAAAAGTGCTATAAAACCTGCTATAAGGCATATATCAAAAGATAGATTTTGTATAGCAACTAAAAGCTCATATCCAGTTTCTTTAATAAATTCTATCGGATGTAAGAAATTATCTAAAATATTTATAACTTGATTTAATTTTTCTTCCATATCAATACCTCCTAAAATCTAATCATTGAAAAAAGTTTCGGATAAAAACTTAATAATATATAAATTAGGAAATATTGTATTCCAGATGTTGTTGCTTGCTTAAAATCTGCCCCTTGTAAAGCATTTTCTATAATGCTTTTTATTCCCATACACATACAACCATATTTAGCAAAGACCATTAATAAACTAAGGATTTGAGTAGCTACGTTTGATATTTCAGTTTCTGTAGTTATACAATAAGAAATTAAATTCTTATTCATAAAAATAGCTATTAAAACAATAATTCTTTTGTATTCTTTTTTATTCATCTTTAAGTTATTAAGAAATTTTTCAATTAAAGTGCAATCATTTTCTGATATTAACTTATATTCCTTAAAACTATAAGATTTCATGTATAAAAATCTCCTTCCTGTTTAAAATAATAATTAAAATATGAATTGACCGAGGTGATAAAAATGAGTGAAGCATTATTTTGGTTCGGACTTGCTTTTCTATTTGACTTTTTGAGCAAACTCATTTGATTCTTTTAGCATTTCTTTTCTAAGAATGTATTTTATATAATTACTTTTATTACCGTATTCTGCAAATTTATCTTCTAGCCACGATAATAAAAGTTTATCATCCATGTTATTTTTAAAACTCAATTGGATTACAGTTTTATTATTTTTCATAATCTAAACCTCCTTTTACTTAATTCTATGCAAAAGTATGGAAAAGATTACACTTTTTATAATTTTTTAATAAAAAAGAGTAGCTATTAATTTAGCTACTCTTATGATCTTACTTGGTATTTACTTGGTATTTACTTGGTAAAATAGGTTCGCAATTTTTTTAAATTGTGAACTAATTTGTTGTAAGTTTTTTGTATTCACCAGTAGTACCATTCCAACTATATATGTATATACCATCATCTGCAAATACAATCCTACCTATAAAACTATTTGTAGCATACAGATTAGTACATTCAGGTATAGTTTTTTCATACATATTAAAACAAGTGAAATTATTTCTTAATAAATCATCTGTATTTTTTATCCTAAAATAAGGTAAGTTATCATTATCTTTAAATTTTGAATTTTGTTCACATATACTAAATGCTTTATATTTACCAGTAGTACCAGTATCAATATAAATAGAATAACTATTAAGTTCAAAATAAGAATTTAAAATAGAAAAATTATTATATATTGGAACATTATTTTCATTTATATCAGATACAAATACACCAGATTTAAAATTATCTATATCTCCATCAGTTGCATTACTAAATATAGTTTTAATTTTTGATGTATTAAAATTATAAAATAAATTAGAATTAAAACTAAAAGAAGTATAAAAAGATTTAGGACTAAAAAATCTGTGAAAATTTTGAAATATATTATTACTAAAATAAGTACCTATGAGCGAAGTTCCACTATTCGTAGCTCTTATAAGAGGAGATATAACGTATTTGCCAAATTCAAACCAATTATTAGTTATAATGAAATCACTATCAATAGATTCTACCGCAAAAATAGCTTCGGGAATATTAGTTAATGTTCGCGCACCTGAAAAATAATTATTAGATAAAAAACTGTCATTAGATTGGCATGAGTACCTAGAAAAATCAGAAGAATTTTCATCACTAACAACCAGCAATCCATTTAACGAATTAATATTATAATTAGCATTATTATAAATACCTTTTATATCCTCAAATGTATACTCTCCTAATGTAGCAATAGAGGATAAAAAAGAATATTCGTAAGATTGAATTCTATTGTTATTAAATTTTGTGCCTACACCTAAAGAACCTTCGATGACAGTATACATATGATAGAAGAAATTATATTCAATTTGACTAGAAATAAATTTGATTGCTTTAAATATAGTACCATGATTAATGCTATCATCTACTTTTATAGCTACATTTTTAATAATGGCTTTAAGTTGAGTAAATAACGGAGTATTATTATAAAAATTTTCGCCAACAAATAAATTTTTACATTTTTGAAGAATACAAAAATTATTAATTTCATATTGATTAGATTCAATTTTATAGCAATAATTACTAGTATTATTACTTTTCATAACTATAGACTTAGCTATAACTGTGATTTTATCCTCTGGGATATAAATAGAAATACCATTAGGAGAACAATTATCTAATGCCCATTGAAATACATCACTATCGTCTGTAACACCATCGCATTTCGCACCATATCTTCGTATATCCCCATATTTATATTTTAAATTAAGAGCTTCTTTTTCCCAATCTAGTTTAGGGTATTCAATTTTTTTTTTCGCAATATCTTTAAGTTGCGAACGTGCATCTTTATCCTTATAGTATACAATTTCACCTGTTTGTGAGTTTTTATATCCACATGCATATTTTTCATTATCTGCCATTTAAACCACCTCCTAGATTGTTGTTAACTCATTTTCAGTAGTAACCGAATTAAACACTAATAATTCGTTTGTCTCATCATATGTAATACTTGTTGTTCCACCTGTTCCAGGATTAGGATTTTCAGGCGTAGCATCTGCAGTAGCACTTGGTGAAACTGTATAAGGGAAAGTTTTACTACTTACTAGTTTTTCTAAACTGTTTTCTATAAAAGTATCAAACAATTCACAGTTACAATCTCCAGCTTGATTTGTAAATTTAGTTTCTAAATCAAATCTAAATATAGCAATTTCATCATCTTCACCTTGAATTTTTTTACCTGTTTTATTAACTGTTTCTCCAGTTTTAGGTTTTTTAACTTTTAAATTTAAACTGTGATTAGTAACTTCTGAATTTTTTAGATAAGCAACAATATTATCGTTATTAATTGCTTTTAATTTTACGAATAAAGTTGATACATTTTTATCTGTAATAAAAAAAGAAATATAATCTGAAGTTATCTTTCCTGTTATTAGATCAAAATCAATTGTATAATCTCTTAAAATTTCTTTCATGTTGGCCCTCCTTATCCTTGTATAGTAGCTGTTATTGTACAATTACCATCAAATACTGCATAATGATTAGAATCATATGCTCCTTGAACACCGAATCCTTTACATGTTCCAGCACTAATAGCATTTAATACTGTTGCATCTGTAATTTCTATTGTCTTACTTGTATTTATTGGAGTAGTTATAGATGCACTCCAACCACTTGTATATGTAGGCATAGCTGATGGTTTTGTTTCATGAGCATGCATTTTTAATGTAGCAGTTACATTACCATATATACCGCCTTGTATACGATTAACCTTTACAGTTAATTTAGTAATAGTTTTACCTTTAAGCTGTGTGAACTTAGAACCAAATAGCCACAAACCGTTACAATCACCCCAACCATAGTTGCCCTGGCGTGAAGTATTGTCTTGTTTGTAATTATTATACATTGTACTTCTATAAGTATCTGCACCTGTACTTGTTATAGTAACGGTAGATGTGGCAGTTGTAGTATTGTTATTTGTTCCAACATTACTTGTTGTATCCTTTATTGCCCCAGATTCAGAATATATAACTTGAGAAGAACTATCTTTAGATATTGTACCATTTATGGTTGTACCATCTTGTATATAAATAGAGCCACTACAATTAGCATTTTGAGCAATTCCATTAACTTTACCTGTAGTGTTAGATTCAAACACACGGCCACCGCGTTCTGCAACAACTCCATTTTCGCTACCACATATTTTTACACCTTCCAAATCTACATAAGAGCCTCTTATTCCACCTACTGCATAATTTGACGCATTGCCAGTTTTGCCATACACCTCTAAATCAAATAAAGCTGCATAAGGACAATTGCGAAATACCACAGCATAGTTTTTACCGTCTTGGGCTAGTAATTCGCTTGGTTGTATAGCTGTAGATGTTCCACTTGTTTGATATACTTCTTCTTTCACCATATAACTTGTATTTGTACTCATCCATCCACTTTTTCCGTTATATGTAGTGTATCCCCATCCGTTGCTGTTGAAGTTAGTTAATAATAATACTGCTCCAGAAGGGACTGTTTGAACGATATTATAAGAAGTATCTCCACCAGTACGCATGTTTACATTTCCTGTAGTTTTATAATTGCTGACTAAAACTTGTGTAGTTGTTCCGGTTCCTTGTAATAATATTTCTGCTCCACAATTATGGCCCAGTATATTGCCGTAATTATTTTTATTAAACAGAACGTATAAAGTTCCACCATTAAATCCTTTAATAGTTATATTTTCATACAATATTGAATTAACTGCTATACTTACTGTATATCCATTAAGATTTTTTGGAATAGATTCAATTGCTCTTTGTAAGGAATTAAATTTGCCGTTATTTTCAAATATATTTGGAGTATCTGTTATAGATGTATCAACTGTAAGACTAATATCAGATGTAATTCCGTTATTAAAATAATTAAGTTGTCTAACATTTAATGCATCTGCTGTTAATGTTCCTGATACATTAAGACCATCTACTTCTAAGTCTGAAGATATTTTCCCACTTGTAGCTTCTATATTACCTTTAAATTTTCCATCATTAGCTTCCATATTGCCATTTTCATCAATTTTAAAGCCACCATTAATAGTGGTATAACCTTCAAGTTTTATATTATTTGCTCCTAGAAGTATATCACTAGCTGCTAACAATTGTATAAATGTAGGTGTCAATGTAATACTTGACTCATCTTCTCCATCTGTTGCTATTAAATTCAATTTCTTTGCTAATAAAACAAGAGCTGGTACACCTTGACCATCAATTAATATTTCTCCATCATTGCCTTGATAGAATATATTTCTTGTACCACCTTCTGTTAGAAGATCTAAAATAGTTTCTTTTGTAATAACTTTACTTTTTTCAAGCTTATCTGTCGCAATATTTTCATCTTCTTGATTTAATGCTGTCCTTATAATTTCAGCATTATTAACATAAGATGCATGTGCCTCTTCTAAATCATATACATCATCCTGTTTTATTTCTTTGTTTGCTATCACATTAGTAAGTATATTAAATAAAGCATTATAACTATCAGAGTAGTTATTATACTCTCTAGTTACCGTTTCTTTGTTCATAATAACCACTCTCCTTAAGATAATATTCTTGGTCTAGCTACAAATAATAATTTGTCTGAAGTAGTAGATTCAACAGATTTAACTCTTACTCCATTTTCACAGATAGTTGCTTCTATTAAAGACATAACTCCGTCTACTTCACCTACACAAATTGCAACATGTGATATATTCATAAATCTTTCATTATCAAAAGTATCACTATCATAAAATAATAAATCTCCTGCTTTTAAATTCGTAAAATTAGTTAAATCAGCCTCATTTAGAACCCAACCTTTTTGAATACAATATCTAGCTTGTTCTGATGCTATACGTGGGAACTTAAAGGTCCAACTATAATTAGTATTTTTAACTAATTTTTTTAGAGAATGATTATTATAAGCACTGTTTTTATAAGTTATTCCTAAATAAGCAAGCATAACTAAAGAACTACCGTCTATATTGGCTTTATTTACACTAGAATCATACCATTTATTTAAATTTCCACTCATATTATTTGGAAAGTTTGTTGGTTCTAAGTTGATTTCAAAAGTAAATTCCCCATATCTTAAACCAGTTTGATTTAGATATGTTTGAGCAATTTCAGATACTTTAGTTCCTCCAACAAAAGTAGTAAATTCTTTATAATTTCCACCACTACTTACTCCAGTAACTGAACCATAATATTTTTCTGATGTTAAGTCTTTATTTGCATTTGGCATAACAATTATGTTATAAGTGGTATCAGCTTTTGGAATTAATTGTCCATTTAAACAGTCAGTTCCTTGTAAATAAACTATTTTAGATTGATAGTATTTCATAGGCTCAGAATTTTTTGGAGTTTTAAAAATAATTCTGCTATAAAATGAATCAACTACAACTGTTGGTAGTAAAAATGTAAGATCTTTAACAGTTCCATATTCATATTTCTTATTAGCTTGCATAACTATAGATACAGTTTCTAAAACTTCTGTATTATCATCTTCTTTATCAGAACTTTCTCCAGTATCATCTGTTTTATCTTTTTCTTTATAACCTATTGCAGTTGATAGTAATTTGTTTGTAATTGCATCATAAAAAACTTTTTTACTAGCATTATCTTTAAATCTGTATCCATCTGTTGTATATTCTGAATTTAAAACACCTGTATAAGTTTCAACAGAACTAGAAATATCTAAAAGAAAGATATTATCTTCATCGTCGCAAAAGGCCTTTAATTGTGTATTAAGTTCATCTATACTTGTATTTACAGTTTCATAATTTGCATATGCAGTTCCAACATGCAATTCTTTCAAAATAAATATAGGTGTATTTCTATATCTATTTCTTAAAATATTTGCAAGTGTTTTTATCCCATCTATACCTTTTTGACTTAAGTCGTTTATTCCAAAATGTATAAGCACATATGGAGTGACATCAGGATAAGCTTTATTATCATCACTATAAAAACCCTTAACTTGTGTAAGAAGATTGTTATTACTATCATAAAAATTATACGCATTTGCTAATCTAAGAGCTTTTATGTATACTTCATTAAAATCTGTTTCTTCGATAGAAGGAGTTTCTGTAGCAGTTCTATTATCAGCTTCTGTTAAGTCATAAGGGCGTAAAAAAAATGAAACACCCTTGTTCATGTAATAATTTACAGTAGTTATATTTATTGCATTTGGCCAATAATCCCATTGACTAGCCTGTGCAATTTTACCATCTCCTATATAAATTTGAGTGTGATAAGTTTTATTCCATAAAGACATATTTTCAGCTGTTAAATTGCTTGAAGTTATAACCGATTTAGAAATCATTACAATATCACCAGGTTTTGCTTCGTTTAATCCTTCAGGTGTTACTTTCCACATTTTATATCCAGTTTTTGCTGTAGCATATTTTACTAATGTACCTCCGCTACAAGTAGAATCAGCATGAAATACACTGGTTAAACCAGCTTCTCCATAGCAGCATGAGACAAATGAACTACAATCATAACAAATAGGATTTTTAATTCCATAAAAATAGCCACTTCGTTTATTTGGCTTTTTAAAGTTCCAAGTACGATATGCTTGGTCATAGGTTGCAATCTTTTGGTCTACATGTTGGCTAACTATAGCTTTAGCAGTTTCAACAATTTTATTTCTAGTATCTGTGGCATTTAATTGAGCTGATGATTTAGGTGTGGATTTTCCAACCCCATAGCCCAACTTATTTCCGTTTTTATCTTTGTAGTAAGGTAATTGACCATCTATAATTTTGTACCATTTTAAATAACCTTCAACGTTTGTTGGAGTTCCTAGACCTTTAGTATCTTTTAAGACTTGTCTATAAGCAGCAAAATTAAATTTTAAACTATCTAGTTCTTCATATACTTTAGTTTGAACCACATTTGATTGTTTACTTAAACTATAACTGTCAACAAATGTATAATTATAAGTATCGCAAACATACTTACTTATAATCCAATAAAGTGAACCTATTCCCATATTATATGAAACAAGTGCAGCAAAAATATTACCATGACAAGTGTCAATAGCTTGTCTAAGTAAATGGCAACCTAATTTAATTTGATTGGATATGTTTTTATCTACTGTTACTCCACTAATTATAGTTGTTCCGCCTTTACCTGGAGTCATATTAGATGTACTTGGATAAAAACTTTCACTTGTTCCATCTAAATATTTTATAGTTGTTGCTTTTGTACCTTTAAATCCTTGAAAAAAAACTGAACGTTCTATTCCAAATAATCCATAACCACTTCCAGCGCTTTGTCCATGTACAGATGGATTGCCGCTAGATTCTCCCATAATAACAGCATATATCAATTGAGGATCTAAACCAAATTTATTACTATAATAGTTAACCATAACATATAATTTATATTGATTGCTACTAGCCATTACATTTTCAAGATATGAGCTATTTTGCTTTTTACCAATATTATATTGTTGATACAGTGATAAAGCTTGAGTGTATTGATCATTTTCTGAATCTACATTAGATACAGTGTTGGAATGTTTTATATCATAAAATCTATCATCACCAACCCAAACACCATTTTTGTAAGTAGTTAAATAAATAGGCTCATATTTGTCCTCATCTCCAGTTGGCGGTTTTGGTGGAGGGTCAATAATATCATATATTTTTTCAAATAATTCATCAATTTCTTTTTTTTCTAAACCCATTTGATTAAGATATTCTTGAATTTTAGCAATATCTTTATCGGTTAATTTTCCTACACCTATTCCACCTAAAAATTCTAAAATTTCTCCAAAAATATCGTCAGTATTAGATAAATTCAATATTTTACTTTTTACCTCTTTATAATTAGATAGAGTACATTTGCTTTTATTGTGCCAATCAGTAAAACTAATTTCTAGCTTACTAACTCTAGCCTCTAAATATAAATTAGGTGTATATTCATGGTCTATAGCATAAACTGTATCTCCAATATCAATATCTTCATTAAATAAAACAATACTAGTTTCATAATCTATTTTAGGTTGCTTTCTGGTTTGTAGTTCTTTCCATGTTTCATCTAGTAAATCCGCAGAATTATTTGCATTGCTTTCATATGTTCCTGTAATATAGCTTCCATCATCATTGTGAAAGTACTGATGTGCAGTTTCATCTACAACAAAATCTTGATTTAAAGGCTTATCAGTTGGATTACCATTGCTTTTTATCCATTCCACATCTTTAAAATCTATACCATTTGCTCCAACTCCTATTAATGCTGAACAGAAATCAGTTAAATCTTCAGTCTTTTTTATATTATCCACATTAGTAGAATATTCAAATCGAGCATGTGTATTTTTCCCTCTTTTTCTATATATATTTACATATTGTTTGCTTATTTTATTATTTTTTATTTCTACAGTAAACTCAATTTCAATATTATAAGTTGCAAGATTGTTTTGAATTACAGTATATATAGGTGTAGGCTTTTCTATGATTACACTTTTAAAATCAGTAATGGTAGAATCTACATAGCCTAATTCAAAACTTGAATCTTGTAAGACTAGTGAAAAAAAAGTTGATACATCTCCGTCTATTGTAGATTTTCTTACTACTTTATTTATAAGTTCAAGACCAATAGTTTCACAATAGCAAGATTTTATAAGTATTCCATTAATATGTTCGTTTTTTGAATTCATTATTTGAAATAATTTAAAATTATTTTTAAAATTAAAAAGAACAAAATACCCATTTTCTATATTGCTAGTTCTTTCATTAAAAATAGTAGAAAATTCAAAGGTATCGGCTCCTGTATCTAAATACATTGTAAAAAGATCATCAAAAAAAGGACTAGAAGGATTAGTCCCATTATTAGATAAAACATCTATTATTTTCTTTTTTCTGTCTAAAATATAAATTTCTGTTACCAGTTTTTCCACTAATCCAACCACCTTTCATTAAAAATAATAGAACTTGTAATACTAGCATCAGAAGAGATTTTCATTGTAAATGAGCCAGGAGGGATTTCAAAAAAACTACTTCCAACATTAACATATTCCATATTTTTGATATTATTTATTAATACTTCATTATTTGCAAAATCTACTTGAAGTTCATCTCCTTGTTTAAATCTTATAATGTCTGTATCTTCTTGTGTTGTTTCACTTAATTTTTTTATAAGTAATCGATTAAAGGTCATTGTATCAACAACTTCTTTATCTGCATATTTTGCAAAATAAATGACAATGTGATTTAAAGATCCTGTAGGATAATTCTCACTCTTAATTTTTTTGCTTTGTAAACTTCTTTCTACATTGCCTTGAGAATTGTATTTTACAATTTCTGCATACCATTCATTTTTATCTCGAACTATTCTAAAATAACCTCTAAATTCATTCCAATTTCCGTATTTACCACTTTTTAGATTTTTTATAGTTACAGTTAGATTATCATCGCTACCAGATGAAGTAGTACTTTGTTTTGGTTTTGGAACGCTAAAAGAAAAATCTTGTAAAAAATATACATTTCCTACTTGAATTAGTGGATATGTTGATTCATAATATTCATTTTCATCACACAGCATTGCTTTAAAAAGTTTATTACCAGCTTGATCATAACCATAAATCTCGATTATTCCTAATTTATCTTCTGCAGTTTCAAACTCTTCATCAGTATCTATTTGTACTTTATTCCCTTCGATTATGTATTTAGTATGAACATATCCTGTTATTCCGTTATATTTTACTTGTACCCAATTGCCAGATTTTGTATTTGTGTAAACGATTAAAGGTTTATTTTTAGGAATAACAGTTAAAATTCTATAATTTGTACCACGACCTGCTCTTAAATTTAATTCATCAGTTGTATAATAAGTTGTACTTACAGTAGTTACCTTAGTAAGTCCAGCAGATATTTTTACCCAACCAGTTTTGCCATTATATGTTGTGTTTAGCCATCCATCCACAACTTGTATGATGTTTAAATATGTACCTCTTTTCATCTGAGTAAGAATAGCAGAACTGGTAGTTCTGCTTGCTCTCATATTAAGTAAAGATACCGTAACTTTATAACGAGATGATTCTTCAGTAGAATAAGTTTCATTGTATTCGAGTTTTCCTGATGAATCATGATATAATTCCATTTTACAATCAAAATCAGTTAAATTAGAAGGTAAATTGTAACGTAATGCGGGACCATGCCACTTTTCACCAGTGCCATAATCAGATGCTTTAATGCACCAGCTACTACCACTTGCATTTGGTTGTATAGTACCTGTGATACTTCTATTTGCATCAACTTCTCCGTTTACAGATACAAATCTTGAAGTGGTTTCACAATTTTCATCAACAACAACAGAAGATGTTTCTACTTTTGTGTTCATCAATGATGGATATTCACCAATTAAAACTGCTTTTCCATCTTCACCGTCAATTTGACAATAGGTAGCATCTCCTCCAAAAGCCACATTTACAATTCCAGGAGTACTTACATTTCCTTCATTTTTAATTTCAATTGTTTTTTCACCACTATAAAGTTTTGCAGTTGGGTTGTGTGAAAAAGGTATAGGACAACTAAAAGACATTTTTATTCTCCTAATTCCCTTAGCAATTTTATCTTGATCTATATCTCCGTTTGGAATTGCTAAGTAAATTCTTTTATTATCATCAACTACTAATTCTTTTGGCTCGTCAACATCAAAAATAGAGCAAAGACTATCAGCTAAATTTTGAACTTCTGCATCCGTATTACCTTTTATGTCAAATTTAACCTCTATGTCTTTGTCATTATATTTGTATCCCTGATAACTTGTTCCATTTCTTGAAGGATTTTCTTTAAAATAATTGGTTCTTGACATCATTGGCTTACTAATTTCTATAACTTTTACATATAGCTCTAAATCTATGCCATTAAATTTGAACATTATATTGTTACCCCCTTCAATCTATTTAATCTTTTAGTATCAGTTTTATTAAAATTTTCAATTGGTTTAGCTATAGTTTTAGCAAGTGTACTTTCTCCTACTTTCGTTTCAACTGAAACTGGTCTTTGTGCATTAGCATCTGCTAATTTTTGAATATCTTCATCGCTTAATCTAAAATTATTATTAGTTGTATTAATAATTTTACTTTCGTTGTTATTACTAGCATTTAAATTAAATAAAGCAATTTCGCCATGAACGGCTGCTTTCATATTTTCATTCATTTCTGTTGTTATACTTCTAGCAACTGAATATAATTCTTTAGATTTGTTTTTCATACCTTCAATTAAACCTTCATCTAAATATTCACCGTATTTAGTAGTTATCTTTGAAGGAGAATTTATCTTAGCAGTCTTTTTCATTTCAGCATTGACTTGATTTACAAGACTTCTAGCAGCACTTACTGCTCTAGCAGTACCATTTCTAATACCAGTAGCCATACCACTAGCAACTGCTTGGCCTATTTGAGTAGATTGAGTCCTAGCCACATTCTTCATAGAAATCATTTGACTAGTAAAGTTGTTTCTTGCTTCCCTACTTTGAGTTGTTATAACCTTTTTCATAGAAATCATTTGAGTTGTAACGGCATTTCTTGCTGCTGTAATTTGTGTATTAGTTACATTTTTCATAGAAATCATTTGAGTTGTTAAAGCATTTCTAGCATTTGTTACTTGATTTTTAATAATATTGCTAACTGATACAAATTGATTTCTAACTATATTAGACACATTTAAACATTGATTTCTTGCAACATTAGTTATACTTACAAACTGATTTCTAGCTATATTGGCGCATCCAACTAAACTAGTTCTCATAGTATTTTGCATATTTGTAAAACTTTGTGAAATAGAATTAGAAACATTTTGAGCAGTTGTTTGTAATGCTGTTAATTGAGTTTGTAAAGCTTTTATTTCACTAACATCCATACTAGAAAGTTTACTGTTTATTTTATTGCTATTTTTACTGTTTTTCTTGTTTGTACTAAGTTCTTTTTCATTGCCTGTTGTTTCTGCCGCATAAGATTTACCAGTAAACCAATCGGCTATTTTAGAAAATAATCCTGTCAACCCTTTAGAAAAGTCTGGAGTAGAAGAAAACAATCCCGTTAAACCCTTAGAAAAGTCTGGAGTAGAATTTGTTAGCCAACTTGTAGCTGCACTCCAAAGTTCTGATGCTCTGCCAGTAACTCTAGATTTAATATTATCAATTAAACTGTCAATAAAAATATCGGCAAAATTACCAGTTAAAGATTTTATTTGCTCACTACCTTGTATCCATGAGTTCATAGCGGATGCTACTGCATCTAATGCATCATGAATATTGTGTGAATTGTTTTTTATGCCATCTCTAATAGCATCTAAAATAACTCTTCCGGCCTCTTCTATTTCTGGGGCTACATCTCTAACAAATTCAGAGATTTGTTTGATTGCGCTTGAAATACCTTCTCTTATATCGCCTCTACTATTTATAATACCTTGGCAAATTTGATGTATAATTTCTTTGCCTATGTCTAATACTCTACTTAATCCACCTTGTGTTATAAATGTATTTACTTTAGAAATTGCTGTTTGTATTGCTCCTGTAATATCTGCATTTTTTATATCATTTAGTAAATTATCTAATGCCTTCTTTAAATTATCAAATGTATATAAAGCTTGACCCTTTTCGGTTTCGCCACTTGAATTTCCACTTCTCCAAATACTAAAAAAGTTAGCTAATTTTTCAGATGCACCTTGAATAGCTGGCTTTAATGCTTCAAACCCTTCAATAGCAACATCTTGTAAAGCAGATGATAATACTAATAATTTATTTTTAGTAGTTTCATCCATTGCTTCAGCCATTTTTTCTGATAAACCTGTAACTAATTTTAAATTGTCACAATACATTTTAAATTGTTCATCAGATAAATTACAGATTTCATTTATTTCATCTAAAGAATCAGATAAACCTAAATTACTCAACGTTGCTTCTCTAGTAGATTCATCCATTCCTTTAAATTTATTTCTTAATTGAGTTAAATTGGCTATTAAATCTATTTGTCCAGTTGATGCACTTTTGGCATTTAATCCGTATTCTTTTAGTACCGCATTTGCCTCTTTTAAAGACATATTAGGGCTTAATTTATCAATTATTTCTTGTTTGCTTAAAACTCCATTTAATTTTTTAGCATTATCTACTATACCTACAGTATTCTCATTTATCATGTCACAGGTAGCGCTATAGTCAAAAGCATCATCATTAATTTCTCTATAAGTTAGTCCTAATTTTTTAAATTGTTGTTGTTGAGATTTTGTAGGATTTCTCATGGCATCTAAAACACTAAATAAATCCTCTACATTATCAGATGTTACTTTTGCATTAGAGCCTAAAACTTGTAATGCAAGTGCCATGTCTTGAGTTGTCATATTAAAAGCTGCACCTAGATATTCCGTTTCACCAAGTACCTCTTTCAATGTTTCTATTCTATCGCTACACTCTTTACCTGTAATACCCATTTCACCTAAATTTTGATTCCAGTATGAAACTGTTTGAGTAGAGTTTTGAACGCTAGCAGTTAAACTATCATAAGCCTCATCAGTTGCATTAACAATAGCCAAAAGACCTGTCATACCAGTTTTACCAGCAAGATTTTTACAAGCGGCCGCTTGTTCTACTAAAGGTAATCCTTTCAAACTTGTTCTTAAATTTCTTAAAGTTTTATCCAAGTCTACAGAACCATCTTTTGCAGTAATAAGAGATATACCATATTTTTGCATAGCAGTTGCCACTGAATCGGTAGGAGCACTTAAATTTGATAACAATGTTCTTAATGCAGTCCCTGCACGACTTCCCTTCACTGAACTATTGGACATAAGGCCTATAGCTACTGATAAATCATCCATGGATACGCCTAAAGTACCAGCAACACTACCTGCGTATTTCATTGTTTCACCCATTAATTCCACAGTAGTATTACTTCTAGTAATAGCTGCAGCCATATAATCAACAAAATTAGAGGCTTGAGATGCTGACATGTTCATTGCAGTTAAACCATCCATTATCTTATATCTAGGCTCTTTATCCTAGAACTCTTACTTTCATAAGAGGATGGGACTATATCATCACCTTTAACTTAATAGTAAGGTGTTCGGCGCTCGTGGGAGAAATTATTATTTGCCTATTCATTCTCCTAGTCTCTGAACCTTCCATGTACTTTTACGGCTTTCCATGGCTTGGTTGCTGATTAGCATATTAATATTAATTTATGGTATTAAAAAAACACCCTTTAAAGAGTGTTTTCTTTTTTATTATTTATAAATTCAATATATTGTTCTTTTGTATTGTCTCCCATTCCGTATTTAATATGGAAATATCTATGACATTGCTTGCAAAGTGTAACTCCATTGTTTATATCAGTTCTATGCTCCTTGTCCCAGTTATAACTATTAAGATGGTGTGCAACTAAGTCTCCACCTCTTTTACCACAATATTGGCAAGTATAATTATCCCTTTTATAAACACCATAAACCCATTTTTTATATCCTTCTATGATTCTTCCTTTTTCTCTTTCTTCTTGAGTTTTTTCCGGATTCCACATTTTATTTTTGTTTCCTCTTATTTTCTCTCCTTTACCATAGTTAGGATTATTTTCGCCCTTTAATATTTCCCTTTGATGGTTTGATTTACATTTTTGTGAACAATATACGTTTTTATTATTTTTTATTTTACATTTTAGGATAGTGAATTCTTTAGAACAATAAGAACATCTAACTTTTACAGTTGCATTTTTATAATTAGGATTATTTTCACCCTTAACAGTTTGTTTTTGATGTTCATATTTGCACTCCTGAGAACAATAGTGATGTTTACTTCTTTCGTAAGTACTTTTTGTTATACTGATTTCTTTTTCGCAATAACTACATTTTATAGTTATTTTATTTGTCATCGATTTCACTCTGCATTCAGGACTACAATACTTTTGTGAACTTTTACGTGGTTTAAACTTTGTTTTACATATAGGGCATATTTTTTCTTTTGTTTTTATCTTCGAACAATATCCGCATTGTCTTTTTTGTCTTTTATCTTTTCTCATAAAATCAGAATACCTAACTTGAAAAACTTCGCCACATCTACATTGAACACTTAGTTTTTCTTGGTTTCCATTATATTCTCTAGATAATAATTTACAACCACTTCCACTATCAATTTCTATAAATTTTTTAACTTCTTCATAAGTTAATTTTTTAGACATAACAAAAACACCTCCGACAGTATTTTCAATTTATCCGATTATTAAATTTTTATTAAATAGGGAAGAAAGCTCGGATAACTTTCTTATCGCTAAGGCTCGCGACTTCCTTAACTATCCCTATATTTATTATACCATAAATTACAAATATTAACTTAGCCTTCCAGCAATTCACCGAATGTTTTTTGAATAGTATTTCTACTAAACCGACCAATTTTTTAGTCACGATATCACTGGCAGTGCCGAGTTCAGTGGCACCAATGGTAGTTAAATTTAAAACATCTTGGATTGACGCGAGTGACTCTTGTAATGAAAATCCAGCCATGCCCATATAGCTAAAAGCTTCACTTACCTGTACACTGGTGTACCTAGTGGTTGCTCCGTATTGTCTTGTAGTTTCAGTTAAAACACCTATATCGTCACCAACAACACCCATTATAGCTGACACTCGTGCCATAGAACTTTCAAATTCAATTGCATCTGCCATTAACGAACTAAAATCAAATGAAAAATCAGTGACTTGACTAAAACAATTTAAAATTGTACTTGTAGCATTTTGAACAATGCTTACAATTGGCTGGAGTTTTTCGGATATATTTTGTAAATTTTCAAAGAAGTTTTTCTTACTTGCATCATATAACTTTGTAAAAGCAGTTACTATTGTAGTTATAGATGCGACAACACCAGCCGCTACTGGACCTACCACCTTTTCTAAGGCCCTAAAAGTACTTGAAAATGTATTTACAAGAGAACTCATTTCGCCAAATACATTTCCAACACTACCTAAATCCGCAAAAGCATTTTTAAGTTCATTTAATTGGCCTTCTACTTTATCACATTCTAGTAAAACTTCTATAACAACTTTTCCATCTGCCGCCATTTGCTCTCACCTCCTTTTTTAGGCATAAAAAAAGAACACCGAAGTGTTCTTGAAATTAATCTATTAAACTGTAATATGCTTGTGATTTATTTAGATAATCATTATAATCATCTAAACAATGCTTATAACTTGTATCAAATTTATCTCTTCTATTGACTTGAAAATAAATATAATCATTATAAGCTTGCATTGACTTATTTAAATATTCAAAAGTTAATGCTAAATTGTTTTGATCTGATTTATATTCTTCTTTCAAATTAAGATTTCTTATATCATCAGCTGAATTTTTTGTTTCATTATAAATTTTCTTGGATATTTTCCCGCTAATACCTTCATCTATTAAATCAATACTTTCTTTGTAAAGTTTATGATACTTAGAAAAAACTTCTTTAGTTTCAGTATCGTTTAAAATATAAATTTGTTCAGTATTTTGTATATCTTTCTCATTTTCTGTATTTGCTAATGTTTTAGCTACAACAACTAATATGCTTAAACTAAAAATAATTATTGCAATAATAAAAACAACTTTTAAATCGATTTGAGATTCCTTTTTCATAATTCATCCCCCCTATATATATTATAGTACGAAAATAAATTATTGTCTTAATAATTCTCTAGGATCTTCACCTCTCATCAACATTTCGTTTATTAAAGCTTGTTTTTCTTTTTCTTTAATCGAACCTGGTAAAGCATATATTTTTTTCATCTGTTTGTAGAAATTTTTTCTTTCTTTATCTTTGATTTTAGATAAATCAACATTTCTATATCCTAGTATTTTCATGAATTTACAATCATCTGTTAAAGAATTAAATAAAGCTTTAAACTTCCACCAATGTAAATCTTCAATATCTTGAAGGTCTATTCTGTAAATTTGTAAAAATGCAGCATAAATATATGAACTATCGTATTCATAATCATATATTTTTTGAGTTTCTGAGTTGTTTTCTCCGTTATCTTGAGAAGTTTCTATTTCTTTACCACATCTATAAAAAAGTAGCATTTGTTTTGTAAATTCATTCATGTTACTTGTATTAATACATTTAATTGTTTCAATTTCATATCCAAAATAGAGATTAAGAGCCTCCCATGGTTTTTTTTCTTCATCAACATTATCATCCATCATTAACTGTTCAAATAGAATAGAAGTGCGAAAATCCCAGTTAATTGGATATCGCACTCCTTGAACTTCTATTGTTGTAGGTAAATAATCGGTTAAAATATTTAAGTTCATTGATTATATTTTTTTCTAGCTCTACGTTGCTCTCTATTTAATGGTTTTTCACCAAATACATCAATATCTAATCCAGTAATTTCTTTTAAAGTTTCTTGGAATAATTTATCATGTTCTAATTTAGCCTTAGCTAAATCTTTTACTGCCGTTGTACATTTCATTATATTTGTTTTTCCTTGGAAAATTTCATAAGTTTTTTCTTCACCAAATAAATCTTCGAACATATTAACTATTACTTCACAATATGCTTTTCCAAACTTTGTATCAAAATCTTTATGCTCATTACTTAATTTTTGTATTTTTTCATTAGCTGTTAAAAATATTGCATCAAAATCTTCCTTTTCATCCATATCAAAAAAATCAAACTCTACTTCAACACCATTTATTTTAAAATTCATATTTTAACCTCCTATTTTTTATTATTCAGTAGCTTGGTTTTGTTGTGTATTAGAAGTTTATGTAGTGGTTGGTGTAAATGTTTTGGTAGTTACATTAAAAGTTCCTTGAATAGGATCTCCTATTGCATGTAAAGTACCTTCTACTTTCATTTTTTCTCCACCTTCTCCACTAAAAGTCGAAACTTCATTTGCAACTCTAAATTTTCTTGCATTGTAAGTTCCAGCACTATCTGAAACAGGGTCAAACATATCTACACGAACATAATCCCTTTCTGCATCTGTTCCAGTTTCATGGTTTCTACCAGTTAAGTATAAACTTTTTATTGCTTCTTGTTCTATTATAATTTCAGAAGTATAAGGGAATTGAGTTTCATACTTAGTTATAGTTGTAGAAGAAGTTTCATCATTAATATAACAAGTTGTATCAGTTTGAGCACCTGGTTCTTCGTCTAAACTTTCAACACCATAGCCTAATAATACATATGATGCTTCTTGTGTTTTACTTACATTTAAATAATCAGCAAAATCTTTTCTTTTTAAAGCCATTATAATCCCTCCTTTTAGGCTATTCAGCCATTTTTGTATAAATAAATTTCATTTGAATAACATAAATTGCTTTATTAGCACTCATTTGTTCAACATATCCATGAGTTAAAACTTCAATTTTTTCAGGAATAAGCGGGTAGTTTAATTGAGGTAAATTTCCTTGAATGTTTTGTATTTCAACCCATTCAGCTAATTTTTCATAAAAGCTAATATTTTTCTCGTTATTGTATGCTTCGACACTTTCTCTACTAGTGAAATCAAATATTAATTGTCTTTCTGTAGAACCATCAATATAAGTTTTTATGATAGTTTCAGAAGGCGACCCGTCAATTGAATAGGTTTGTATCTCATCTCCTATGTAATCAGCTGAAATAGGTGATTTTTCATTAATTAAAGGGCAAGATAAAAAAAAGTCTATTAATTTATCTGTAACAGTTCTTTTTTCAATATCATTTAAGTTAATTGTCATTTTGTAGCTTTTCCTCCAATGGTTTTAGCAATTTCATTTACTATTGAATCACCTTCATTGACCCACATTCGTGGGACCCACATTCTACCTCTTTTTCCACCTCTATTCAAACCTTGTCTTCCCATACCTGCATTTGTATAATAATTTTTAGCTGCATATGATTTTAAACCTCTGTGATAAGGACTATATGTAATACTTTTTTTATTTTCTTTAGCAGTATTTTTTAAATCTCCACTTAAAAAAGGTACATATGGGTCAGATTTACTTCTAACAAGACTTACAAATTGTTTTTGCCCTTGCTCAAGTTTACTTTTACTTATAACTTTGTCATAATCTATTTGAATTTTTGCTTTTGCTATTAATCCTCCCAATTTACTCACATCCTAATTCAAAGTGCTTAGTTAATTCACACTTAGTAACATTAATAATTTTAACTACATCATCATAATTTCTTTGAATATCGTTAAACTCTTGAGAATTAGTGATTTCAATGTCATGTATTCCTTTTAGGAGTATATCTTCTCCTTCGTTGAATGTATAATAATTACTTTTATCTTCAAGTTGACTAAATTTTTTAGGGCCTATATAAGATTTGCCTTCATAGGCCCCATATTTTACAAATATTAAAATTTTATTATCTATATCGGCAGATGAACCAGTTGTCTTTAAAAATTTAACTCCTGTAGCTTGTTGCCAATCTATACCTGTTAAAAAAGTACGGTGATAAACTGGTTTTCTTTTTTCATCTAAAGAAATATTAAATAAAGTTGCACTATCTTCGTCATATCCAAACATGTTTATCACCTAGCCTCTCAATTTAACTGCTGCTACAGGTAAAAGTTCTTTTATTTCATCAGTTATATCATAAGCTCCACCAGAATTAATAGAACTTACACTTTCATCAAATGTAGTTTTCTTATTCCCTTGTGAAATTGATTTAATACCTTTTACACTCGAATAATTAGCATTGAAATTAACCGCATTAGAAATTAAAAGAAACAGAGCGGATCCATACTCTGTTTCTAATTGTTCAGCAGTTATATTTCTATTAAGTCTATTCTTAAAATAAAGTAATAGCTTTTGGATAGCTAACTGTTTATGTATAGTTAAATCAGATTCATTTAAATTAGGGAAACTTTTTCGTAATAATAAATCATAAGAAGTCATTTACAACAACTCCTTAGCCACGAGAAATTATTCTAGCTATAGGAATTGCTCTATGGTTGATATATTTTTTGCTTGAACTAGCAGTAGTATTTACTAATTCCCAGTTTGCACCTTTTTCTAATTCTTCATCAGTTGGTGATGCAGTAGCCATAGATGATTTTGTAAAGTTTATACCATATGGGGCGAAGCATTTTCTTTGTCTAGTATATAAAGTATCTTCTCCACCATTTTTAGCTGGATTTCTATCTGTTTCACTTGGAACTTTTACACCTGCATCTGTGTATTCTATAGCACCTTCACCTAAAACATATGTAGTATAAGCAGTATATGCAGGTAATTTAACAACATAATCATCGTTAGCAGCAGTATATCCAGGAACAGTAGGAGTTACATCTGCTTTGTTTATTTGTGCTCCAGTAGCATTGTTTGCAACTACTTTTAATGCACCTTCAACAGTTGAATCAACTTTTATATATTGTGCAGCTACTTCTTCAGTAGGCATTGAATCATCAATTACTACTAATCTACCATTTAATGTTGCTAATCTTAAATCTCTTTGAACGCCATTTTTATCAGTGTATTTTAAATAGCTTAGTAAGTTTAAGTTTTCTAAATTAGTTGATACAGCTGAATGCATTATAGCTAAAGAAAATTTAGATTTATTATCTCCTAGTGCTCTTTGCATAGCAGTGTTTAAAGTAGTTGCACCCATTGTATTTGCTTCTAACTCTTTAGTTATATCAGCAGTATGATTATCAACAAAAGGTTTATTACCAGTACCAGTCATAGAAAAAATACCTTTTAATATTGCTAAAATTGTATCTTGGTCTATTTCATCCCAGTAATCAACAACTTGTGCTGCTATGTTTTCCATAAAATCTACGCCACCAGTTATATCATAAGAGAAATCTTTTTCTGTCCATGCTTTAGATCTACCTACAACAACTCTTGAATGCATGTAAGTTTCTGTACTTTGAGATTCTATATCAGTTTGTCCATCATAATTTGAAGGAGTTGAACCGCTTATTAAACCTTTAAGTGGAGTTACAATATAGTTTCCACCTACTTGGTCTGTCATTGCAGCTTTTAAATCATTTCTAGCTACTAAGGCTCTTGATTTTAATAATTCATTTTTTCTTAAGTTAGGTACTCTTTCAGTATATTTATTAAATACTTCTGTATTAAATATTTTTTTATCAAAAATTCCAGGCATATTATTTGCCTCCTTCCTTATTCTTTATTAGTTGATGTTTGAACTCTAGACATTAAACTGTCTATGTTTACATCAGGATTTTCATTTGCTATTTTCATAGCTTCTTGTAATGTTAGTGGTTTTTCTCCACTTCCTCCAATACCTTCACCTTTTCCAGCACCAGGAGGATAATTACCTTGTTTTATATAAGTTTCTCTGTCTTTTTTAATTATATTTTCTATTAAAGTATCAAATTTAGTTAAATTTTCATCAGATAATCTATCTTCTAATGAATCTACAGTTAATAATTCAAGTATATCTGCATTCTTTTGATTTTCTTTTCTTCTTTTAATAGCTTCATTAATTTTTTCTTGACGAGCAACTTTTTTATCTGCTTCTTGTTTTTCTCTTTCCATTTGAGCAACTTTTTCTTGTAAAGCAGCAATAACAGGATCTTCAATTTTATACAAATCAGGATATTTTTCTTCAATTACATCTCTGAATTGTTTTTCCCAAGTCCCTTTTTCTTTCATTGTTTTTATAACGGTATTTACATGTGTATCTTTTAAACTATCAAGATAAGCTATAAAATCAGCATTACTATCTGCTAATGTTTTAAAGTTGTCTAAAGTTAGTGCACTCGCTTTAATTTGCTTTGCAACATCAGTCCCTAACAATACTTCGTTTATGTTATCTTCATCGTCAAACTTTTCTACAAGTTTTAATAATTCACTTTTTTTCATATTAAATCTCCTTATCCCACTAACTCATAAATGAACCAGTGACATTTTTTAGTTTACCCTCGTTTCGGAGCATAAAAATAAGCCCTTTCGGACTTTATTATCTTGTTAATTTATATATTTCGGTCAATATTGTATCTGTGATATATTGGTCATGTACATAAGATTTTTGATTATACTCATTTATCTTATCGTTGTATAATTGAGCTAACTCAAACCAATCTACATTTTTACACTTTGCTTTGTTGAATATACTTGCTACTACTTGGCTTTTTACTTTATCCTTAGTGAAATTTTTATATTCGAAAGTATAATAATTTTCATTATCTTCAGATAAATAATAAGTAGCACCATTTAATTTTAGTTTCTTTAAAGGTTTCTGTTTTGGTCTTTTTATTACTTTAACTTCTATAGCATCACTAGGTAATGATACAAAATCAAATAATTTTTCCATTTAATCATCCTTTATGTAATTTCTATTTATTTCCAAAGATATAAACTATCAAGGGACTTTTTGCAAGTACCTTAGAATTGATTTTAGAAGGTTGAATTATGTAAACCTATCTTAAACCTTTTCTATAATCTCTCATTTTATTTATTAATCTATTTTTCTTCGGTATTCCTTTTAAATTATTAATAAATTCTACAAATTCTTTATAAGTATCATCTGAAAAACAAATATATTCTCTTGACTTCCCGAATAAACTTTCTGATTTTCTTAGATATCTTTCTCTGTATGGTATTCTAGTATCCATTTATACCCTTTCTTTTGTATCTAAATTTAATTTATAAAGTATATTAGATGAAGTAGTAGCACAATCAATAACTATATTTAACATATGCTCAATAAAAAAATCTATATCGTCTATTAAATATTTTTCTGAACTTTTATTTTTTAATATATCTATATTTTTTTGTCAATAATTATAGGTTCAGGTATATTTAGATTATTATCTTTTGCAATTTGTTCAATATATTTTTTATTTACTTGGCAATTACAAATTATAGGATAACCTGTATCAGCACTTCTATTTACTAAAAACCATGTTTTCCCATTTCCTCTACCTAATTTTACTATATCCATTTATTTTACCTCCTTATTTTTTATAGATTCTTCTCTTTTTATATACAATCTCACTACGTAAACAATACTAAGTATCGATATTACAGCCATGCCTATCAAATCTATAATATTTGATATATATATGTGAAGTGTTGTTAATACTATTAAAAAGATTGCATATACCAGAGAAGATACTCCTATAAAAGCATATATACCTAAAAGCCAATCATAATATTCTTTTCTATGTTTATTTTTCAACTTTGTAATTCTCCCATTTCTTATAAGCATCTATGTACATTTCTTTTTTATCTCCATTATATGTACATTCATAATACATTCCGTCAAATAAAGTTGTACTTAATAATGCTTTGTTATTTTGTAAAACTTTAGCACACCAAACCATAAACACGTCATCTTTTGTTATTTGCTTGTTATCTGATTTATCTAAATGATTATTAGTATATTTTGCAACTTCAACTTTGCACCAATTTAAAAACTCTTGTTCGTTCATGTTATCCTCCTAACAACCTATTATATTTATTCCATATGCTTTTGCTATTTCATATTCTATTTTACATCCTCTTGCTTTATCCCAACCTTCTCCGAGATATATCATATCTGCTTGAGATAATAATTGTATTGATTTACCTAAGTACCAAACTGGTATATGTTTATTAATTTCTCCAGGATAATCTTGTAAAAACGAATCTATAAATTCTATTTCTTCGTTTATTTTGGTTTCTATATCTTTTTTTATTTCACTTCTTTTTTCTAATATTTCTTCATCGGTTAATCCTCTCATTGGTTGAGATATAAATACTTTTTTCATTAACATTCTCCTATCATCTTATAACTATAAAGTAACATTTACAGAAGTTATGCTGCGGTATTAAATCATAAGCTTCTTCAGCACTTAAAGTAACACCATGCATACTTTCACAATCACTACATGTTCTTTCTTCTAAAACTGAACAATACATAAATTTTTTATCTCTATTACAATAAATAAAGATATCATTTGCTATTCTACTAAGCTCAGATATCAATATTCCTCTTGCTCTTTTTCTACTCATCTTTTGTCTTTGTGTTAGCCATGATGCAATATTATATAAATTCTTCTTATTATAAGCTATTTTCAATCTTTTTTTAGTTCGATTGTTTATTTTAGCCATATTGCTTTGTATTCTTTGCTTATACGTTTTACCTTCGTATTTTCTATTTAATATTTTCTGTTTTTCTTCATTGTCTACAAAATATCCAAAATACTCTACAATTTCTTCAAACATTTCATCAAAGAAGTTATCTATTAAATCTTCAAGCCATTCATCTTCGTTATTAAGCATTGATAGAACTGCTATAACAAGAAATCTTTCAGCGCTTTTGTAATCTTTTGATGTCTTTTCTATTTGGTAAGCAAAATTAGCAGTTTCCATCAACTCTCTAATCTGCTTATCTGTTTTATTCATCTTTTTAAGATATTTTTCAAGTTCCTGTTCGGCCTGATTATATGCTTTTTCCATGAAACTTTTAGTTTCTTCAGCACTTCTATTCTTCGATGTTTGCTTCTGTGTGTTGGTGTTTATCGCCATACAATTCACCTAAACTTTCATCTTCAAATTGCTGATTTTCTTCCATTTCTTTTTTGACTTGTTCCCCTTCTTGATGTGGATTGGTTATAAATCCAAATAAAGTTCTTGCTGTTTGATTAGAGATTACTCCATCTGGAACTTGACTA